TTATGACTTAATTGGATTTGGTTTATCAGAAAGAGTGCTATTGTTTTCTGTTATGACTATAACTCTCTGAGCTTTATATTGCTTTTGAGTTTGATCATTCACAAAACCAAGAACAAGGGAGTTAAAATTAGATGCTTTTTTTGGATCTGTAGATGATTTAACAATCACTGTGACTGCGGTTTCGGAGTCACCAATATTCACTTTATAATCCATAATTGAATCATACCAAGATGTTTTGTAGCCTTCAATACCAAAATTCTCATCGACATACTTTTTTAACGCAACTTTAAATTCATTCTCTTTACCAGAATTATCAACTTTCTGTGGTGTAGGAGATGGAGTCGGCTGCGGAGCAGAGCTTGCTATTGCTTTAGGTTGTTCACTTGGTTTATTACTTACTGTTGGTGCTGCACTTACTTGTGTTGTAGTCGTGGATGTCACCTCTTTAGAACTGCATGCTGTTAGACAAAAAGCGATTGAAGAAACTACCACTATTATCTTTAAATTTTTCAAAAACTTTATCCCCTTTCAAATACATAACAAAAAATATAGCATAATCTGGACTATATTGGAAATAGAAGTTCGAGGTAAAATCAAATAAAAAGTACATTTTATTTTGTTGATATGAAAAAAGTGTATGTGGTAAAATATTCATATGCTAGACATACTATCGGAGGAGCATTTCATGAAAAAACTAAGTTCTGACTTTGTATATTTAAAAGATATGTATATCGATGGATACTTTCCTAATTTTCTTGTGGATAAAGTAAAAGCTGAACTAGTTAAAGTTGTTGAATTTTTGGAACAAGGAAATCAAGATATCGAAGAAATTCAATTAAAGCTTGATTTCGCTATCCATGCAATCAATGATTTAGCAGAAGAGTTTGACGAAAATGACAGCGAAATTGAAACAGTTGCGAGAGAATCAATTGCACAAACTGTTGAAGATATTTTAGCCTTTTTTGGTATCGATATAGATACAGAAGTAGCCATTCGTGAACGCGATTGGTAGTTTCTTGGATATAGAAAATGAATCTCATATTTTAAGGGGAAGCGAAGTCAAATAGATAGTGAAAATACAATTCATACATTTCATTGACAGATGCAGTGCTCTAATGGTATTATTTAGAATATTTTTCTTGAATACAGGTGACCTATGAGAAAAAAACTACAAGTCTTCATATCGTCTACTTTTGCCGATCTAGTTGCAGAACGTCAAGCCGCTGTAGAAGCTGTTCTTAACGCTGGTCACATTCCTGCTGGAATTGGGATAGAGCCATTCTTTATGAAAAGTCCAATGGAAACGATTAAGAGATGGATTCATGAATCCGATGTATATATCCTCATTCTCGGAGGAATCTATGGAACAATGCTTCCCGATGAATCGAAGAGTTATCCACATTGGGAATATGATTATGCTGGAGAACTAGGTAAGCCAAGATTCGCTCTTGTTTTAACAGATGAAGCATTAAGACAAAAGCCATACGACTTTGTAGTAATGTCAGACTATCAGAAGTTCCAAGAGTTTAAGCAATCCGTATTGGAGGAGATGCCCATACTCCATATTGAAGAAGAATGGCACATTAGTTGGGTTATTCATGAAAAGTTGAAAGAGTATAAAGGAAGAGACGATTTGTATGGCTGGGTTTCTGGCAAGGATGTATCAGACGTACAAAAGTTATTGGAAGAGAACGCGAATTTGTTGCGAGAGAATGTCAGGTTAAATGCGGAGTTAGACAAAAAAATGTGATTTATGATTTTTTTGTCTAACTCCGATGAAAGACGAATTTCAATAGAATTTATAAACTAAAAATAACTATATACATAATTATAATCGTGTGTTATATTATTAATGAGCCACAAGGAGCCTTAGCTTAGATGGATAAATAAATTTCAAGATCATCAGTTCAAGTCCGATAGGCTCCACTAAAATAACACGCTTAGGCGTGATTAGATAAACATACAACGAAAGGTTGTGATGATCTATAATAACTGATCGAGCACCGCCTCGCTCTCCAGAATATATTATATAGTAAAAATAATTTAATATAAGGGAGATTGAAAATGCATATGGCAGATAACAAGTATAAAATTAATAAGGGCAAATACCACACAGGAAAAGAATTTGTAAATAGTAACCATTTCATCGGTAAAATCAAACCAGTTAAAAATAAAAATGAGAGTACGGATAGTTGGGAAGATGTTCCATACTTCCGACTCGAAGAAGATGGCAAGAAAAAGGTATTGGAATTCATCCTTGAAACTGCATTGAGTAATGATATCAAAGTTAAGTTAACAGGGAAAGAACAACCTTATGCATATCCATATAGCAGCAAGCATAAGAAAGCTGACAAGGTAGCATGGGCTGATCGGTTTGATAAATCAAAATATCCAGACGATACTTATCACTTGATTGATCCAGACTGGGACAAAATTGATAAATTAAAAGAAATTGTAGTAACAGATGGTTGGGTTGAGGTTAAAGGCAAGTACAATCCTTATGAATTTGAAAATGAACAACAGCAGACAATTAAGGGTGTAAGTCGTCAAATTGGCTATTTGAATCCAATTATTGATGGAAAAGTGCTTGTAAATGGAAAGTTGGAAGTCATCAAATCTCAAGGAAAAGAAATTACATATGTGTGTGATTTTGAATCTCCTGATTTTGTTGAAGTAAATACATATAATATGCAAATTGGAATCAAGAGTACATATCAAGAAGAAGATAAAAGCACAAAGGTAAATGGCGTATTCCTTTCTTATGGCAAAGAACGATCAGAGCCGCGGGATGTAGAAATGACTGTCTATTATAATGAAACTACTGATGGAAGTAAGCCACTTGCGGACGCATTTGCGACACTGAATCCACTGGATTTCATTGAAGTAATCGGAGTAGATAACAATAGAGCCACGTTTGCTTATGTAGATGTTGAGAGCAGCATGGAAGAAAACGATCCATTTAATGATGTTGGGACAGATGTTGGATCTACAAAGAAAAAACGAGTTGTTAACGGGGACAAGAAGGGACTTGAGGTTACTGGCTTCGTTAAGCAGTCATTGATGCGCGGCCTATTGACAGAAGAAGAAGTCACTAAATCAGTCTCAACTCAAGCGAACGATCCTTTTGTTACAGAGACATCAAAGGAAACTGATCCATTTGCCACTAATGAGGAATTCGACCCGTTTGCTTAATTTTTTAATAAATAATAAAAATAAAATTAGGGAGAGATATATTTGTCATTTAGAAATAAAGTTCGTACTAACACACCAAAAGTTGAGCTTCACTCAATTATGTCCTTGATTGTCGGAGGATATAAAACAGGGAAAACAAGGCTATGGAAAGAGGCAACGGAGTTACATTATACTGATCCAGAAGAAGCAATGCTCATCGCGTTTGAGAGCGGTTATGAAACATGGGAGCTAGAAAATATCATTCCTGTCCATGAAGAGGGATCAGACGAAGATCTCTGGAAAGTCTGGGAATTCTTCAAAAAAGATATCGTTTCTGGTCTTGTGCAAGAGGCTAAAACAGGCCGTAAAGTAAAATTAATTGGAGTGGATACTGCTGACCGATGTGTTGATGCGGCAACAGCATGGCTATTAAGAGATCGTGCTAAAAAGTATGGAGTTCTCAAAATAGTTTCTTTACAGGAGCTTGGCGATGTTTCAAATAACAAAGAGAACGGTTATTCAGCGCTTTACGAAGAAATGAAAAAACCATTTGATGCTCTAAGGAACGCTGGATATGGAATTTGCTCTTTGGCGTGGACGAAGGAGAAAGAAACAACCCTATATAATGGTATGAAATACAATTCTGTTGAGCTGATGATGCATGCAACTGCTAAAAAGATTTTTGAGTCTCAGGCTAGTTTGATTTGTTGCTTGTTTAATGAAGTAGTCGTAATGGATAAATCAGGGAATGAATTGACTGACAATATTAAAGATAAAAAGAATAAGGAAAAGGGAAGTAACTTTCACGAAACTCGTACAGTTATGGTATTTCGTCCAACTGAATATATCTCAATTGCTGGTGGACGCTATACGGATCTTCCAACGGAACCAGTTGAGTATAGTGCTGAAAACTTCCTGAAAGTATTTGAAGATGCAGTTAAAGGACAATTAAAGAAGACAACCAAGTCGGTTCAGGAATTAAAAATTGTACAGCAAGAAGAGTCAGATGAGAAAGCAAAAGGGTTTGCTGAAGGCGTTGAAGAGACTGAAAATGCCGAGTTGCTAGCTGTTCAACTTATTGAGAGTATCACTGAAGAAACAAATCGATTTAATGTTTCTATTAAGAAAGTAATTATTCCAGAATTCACAAAAATTTTCAAGGAATCGGGTACGCATGACTACAGGAAAGTGTTGGATGTAAAGGCACTTAACGATGCTCTTGAGTTCATTAAAAAGCTTGAAAGTGATCCTGCAAAGTAATCCCAACGAAAGAGATATTATATCGTATCTGAGTTTGGGGAAACTCAGATCTCTAAGATGATGAAGAATTAAACGAAAAGAAGATTGATTTACAATAAGCTGCCTAGAAATTAAAACGTCTAGGCAGTAACTATAACTCAGGAGGTACGATGCAGAGACCGATTACAAAGTTCTCCCTTATAACTGCTCTTGCGCTATCATTAGTCGCTTGTTCTCAAATCGAGACGGTTGTAAAGGAAGAGAAAACAACTGAAAAATACATTTCAATGCCAATTGCTGAGTCAGCTTTTATTAAAAAGTATGAATATAATAAAAATAAATATTTATTTATTTATGATGAAGAAAAGCGACCATACATTAAGGATGTAGATAACCGTCTACCGAGTGCGTTGCTCGATTACATATATGAGGAATCGAAGAAAAATAATCTTAGTTATGAATTGATGATGGCTCTAGCTAAAGTTGAATCTGATTTTAATACTCAGCTTGTTTCTACAACATCGGATTATGGGTTATTTCAGTTACATGCTCCAACGGCAAAAGCGATCGCTGATGAGATGGGAATTAAAACTTATAATCTTAAGGATTCGAAAACAAATGTTCGTTTCTCAATCCATTACCTTAAACAACTCAGAGACTACTGGCGAGATCAAGGTGTCGATGAGGAAGATATGTTTGCACTGACTGTAATAAGCTATAACCGTGGAATCAGTGGTACTAAGAGCTATTTAAAACATAGAAACATTGATGATAATACATATTTGAAACGCGTTCGTGAATGGAAGCAAAAATATGAGGAAAGCGTGGTGGAGAGTTGAAAGTCGAAATTGAACCGAATTTATTCATTGAGTCAGATACACATGGATATCAAGTTGTAAAGTATACAGGATATAGATTTGATAAGAAGTTGAACAGAGACGTTGAGACATATAATGTTTTAGCCAACTTTCAGACAGTAAAAGGTTGTGCAAAGTGGATTTCTTTAAGCCTCAAAGTTAAAGAATCTACCGCGGCGACTTTAAAAGAGTTAGTTCAAGATGTTAAGAGGATTGAGAAATACATAGAAAATAAAATCAATTTCTAAGAGGAGTTGAAAATATTTGAAAAAAACGATTTTTCTTATTCTTGGTGAGAGTGGATCAGGGAAAACTGAAATTGCTCGTGAGCTTGGATTCTACGGTTATAAAGCAATTCAATCTTATACAACGAGACCAGCTAGGAAGAAAGATGAATATGGGCATATCTTTTGCTCAGATGTTGATTATGATGCCTTTCGTGAGAAGAATGAGATTGCTGCTTATAGTTGGTTTAATGATTATCATTACTTTACAACTAGAACTCAATTGGCAGAGAGTGATGTTTATGTGGTTGATCCAGATGGAATTGAAGATCTTAAAAGCAACGTAAAGAATATCAATTTTATCTCTATCTATCTCAATGTAGATGAAGACACTAGGGTTAATCGTATGAAAAAGCGTGGAGATAGTGAAGAGACAATCATGAATCGGTTAAGCGTTGATCAACAAAAATTCCGATATAAACAATTTGATTACTGTCTTCCTAATGATAAATTGACAAAGACAATTGATATTATGAGATACATTTTCGATGCTGAGACAGATGGAGCATATGACGAATAGCAATAAAAGTTAGTTTTCATTGGGAATATGAGGGAGGAAAAACAGATGAAAGATTGGGCAGTAGGACTAACAATTGCAATTATTGTTTTTGCTGTGGCAGGATGCACTGCAGTTGGAATGGTTTCTGATAATAATAAACAAGTTGAGATTGCTAAACTGCAGAATCAAAAATAACCGATGAAATCAGATTTTTATTGGAAAGCAGAGGGAGTTGTTTAATGAATATTCAAGGAATCGATGTAGCAAATGTAATGACTTATATCATTAATGAGTTGGCTTGCATGGAGTCCAGAATTCTGTCACGAAGATTTGGAAAGGTATTATAACACTGCACAAGAACAGTTGAAGAAATTAAATTTCAACCTTCTAACAGAAGACGAACTTAAATTCTTGGGATTCAGAAAGTATTCCGATAATAGTGAGAATTACTTGGTTCCACTTTGGCTACTGAGATGCTTGCCTGAAGGCACTGTATTAAGGTGTCTCAGTGGGAGAGAATGCGTAGTTGGTACAGATGAAATTGATAATGATGTTCGTTATGGATTGACTGCATTTAGTTTGATTCAACACTAAGAGTAAAACCCAATCAAACTAATTTTTTATTAGAAAAGGAGAATTGAAAATGAATAAAAATATTCTGAAAGTTAAGGTTCTTACGGAGAAGATCGATACCAAATTCATCTCAAAAATTACTCATGCAGCAGGCCACTCTACAAGCACAGTAGAGGTTAGCAAAAAACATATTCGAGTCGATTCTAAAAGTATCCTTGGGCTGTTTACATTGGGTTTGAGATCTGATGATGAAATTACATTTACTTCAGATGATCAAGAAGTATTAGAAGATATTGCAGCGTTGTTTGCATAGGCGAAACGTGAAAATAATAGTCGTTGATGGGAATGATGTTCTTGTCGATGATGATGACTACTTGTTTCTAATTAATTGTTTTAATTTAAGAATGGAAGGCGTATATGTCCAGTGCACACCAAAGAAACAATACAAGAAAATGGGATTGAGAGCTAATTCACTTCAAAAATTATTAGTGTTACCCGAGAAATTGGGGAGAAATATTGTAGTAGATCATATTGATGGGAACGAGTCGAATAATCAGAAAAGTAATCTTAGAATATGTACACATCCAGAGAACATGAAGAATAGAAAAAAGAATAAAACTTATGCCAACAGAAAGCCAACTTCGAAATACAAAGGAGTCTATTGGTATAAAGCAAATCAGTGTTGGCTTGCCAGATTAAATGTAGACAATAAAAATGTTACAGTTGGATGTTTTTCTAATGAAATAGCCGCTGCTTCAGCATATAACCTGTATGCTAAAAAATATCATGGCGAGTTTGCAAAATTGAACGATCTAGAAAAACTAGAAATGAGCGAAAATGAATTTGAGATACATAGGATGGCTAAAAATAAATCTTCGCAATACATAGGTGTTTGTTTTGTTGATGATCGATGGGTTGCACAGATATGTCACAAAGGTAAGAACATGAGAATTGGTGGATTTCATACCGAAATAGAAGCGGCAGAGGCATACAACAATAAGGCATTAGAACTAAAGGGTGAGAAAGCTAAATTAAATATGATACATGCATAAGAGGCAATTGAAATCGCGCTTTCATCGGGAATAGGGGGATAAGAATATGAGTGTATTTTATTATGGAAGTTTTAATATTAAGAATACCGATGAATTTGAAAGTATGGTTAACTTTTGTACAGTTGATTTAGAAGAATCAAAACATATACATAAAGTATTTGAATTTGAAGATCATCAAGTAGTTGTTACAAGAATTAAAGAAGATGAGTATTCAATTGATCTTTGGGACGGACAATTTTGGTCTGGCTGTAATCGATATGTTAATCGAGGAAGCAATGAACATGAACCCATTGGAACTGCATCATCAATGCACGACTGTGATGGATGTGAAAAACTTGATATCTGCAAGATTAAACAGTATGTTCCAGTTTGGAAGTGGACTGAGGAAATTGAGAAACAAATGGAGTTAGATTGGAGAGAAATGGCAGATGCTAAATAATGATAAATTTATACTAGTTCAAGGCGACGATTGGGAAGGTCTTTATTTAAACAATGAGATGTTTGACGAGGATCATAAAATTCTAAGAGAGGCTCTTGTTGGGTATATGAATAAATATAAGACTCTCGATGTTGAATTTCATAGTCTAAATGACGAGGGCGATGCGTGGTTGCAAGAACGAGGAAATTTGCCAAATTATTATAATGAAATTCCTGAAAACTATTTCGTTTATACATTTTAATAATCACATGAAACCACACATTTATCTGAAATGGAGGTGAGAACTTGAAATTTTCTCGCAAAGCGACATCAGATGATTTTGAGAAAGAAACTCAGAAATGGGTATTACAGCTATCACTTGAAACTAGAGAGGCCTTGAGAAATGGTGATCACGGCACTCGCTACAGAATTAAAAAAGAATTTCAGTGTAGCATTCAGGAAGCTGCAGTAATTCAAAAAGATTATTTGGCTTATTGGTCAGCATTAAAAGATTTCTCTGAGGGTAAGGAAGTATTTGTTGAATATTAATGGAGGTTACATATGGAACTAGACAATAGGCAAAAATATTCATTGCTTCAAGCAGTTAATGATAAATTATTTATTCTTGGATGGAAGATCTCAGATTACGAAAAACTTCCAGAGAGTAAAGGGTTGAACATTGTTCTTCGTGATGTGAGAAATGAAATAGATGACCTCAAGTATGTTAAAGCAGAACTTGAAAAAGATGTTTACAGACACGGATGAAATGGAACTTGTATCGGAATTTTTAGAATGAATACAATATTAATCACCTTAGAGGAGGAAAGTGTGTGAAGGAGGATTTAGTAATGGATATTAATAAGTGCGGAGGTCAAATCTCTTGTGCGTGCGGTGAATCGCTTGATCATCATGAAGTAACAACTGAATGTCTAGATATTATGGTTGATGCTCTTAGGGAGGTAAGTAGTTTGTAGGGGACTTACTAATTACAAATAAAAAGCGATTTCATCAACAAAGGAGTTTATAAATGAAAATCATTAAAGTTGATAATTATGCTAGAGAGCACATTGCTGATCACTTGATCGCAGAGAACCTCAATGATTATTGGGGGAATTATATTGTTGAGTTACTCAACAGCAGACAACATGAAGATAGCGATAATTATTTTAGATTGGTTGAAGACAATCATGTTCTGTGGCGTGGAATGGAAGAATTAATTTAGAAAATTATTTAAAACGGAGGAATCTGAATGAGCTGCAACGAGACAAAAACAGTATTAAGAGCTGAGATTGAAGAGCTAAGAAGCAATAAGTACAATGAAGCCTACATGTTTTTTAGAGGCTTGGGTTTCCGTGAACCAGATGATATTGATGGAAATGATGAATCAGTTGAGTGGTTCTATTACAAAGAAAAGGTTGGGGAAGTTGTTCCCGTTTATGATTATGATGAAAAACGTTGGGGAGTTGATTTAGTTTTAGGACACTCTACAGACTATGATGATTCGCATAGCATTTCTACAACTCTTCAAGAACTTCAAATTAAGATTAATGAGTTAAGCGAAAGATTCGGGAATAGAAATTGGAAATTCGTAAGTTATACATGGTACAACGGTTCAGATGAACCGATTCAGTTTTAATAAAATAAAAGTTTCATGGGAAAGGGTGATAAACCAATGACTGTTCGAGAATTAATTGCACATCTAAAAGATTGTGACCAAGATGCCAATGTAATGCTGGATTATGGTGGCACTGAGATGGACGTTGATGGAATAAACGAAGAAGACGGATATATTGTTATTCAATAAAAGGATGATTTCATTGGGGGAGAATAGATGTGTTATGTATGTGGAGGCAGAAATAAAAAAGTAAAAATAACCATGATTATAGGGGACATTACTTATATTAATTTCCCTGCCACTGATTGCGAAGAGTGCAGCGATAGAGGAAGAACATACGGGATTGGACATTTAATTTATTATCCTAAGTATGCAAAACATCTGGGAGTTAATGAATTCGATTGTGACAGTATTGAATGGGAAGCATTATGTAAATGGATTAAGGAAAATAAATGATGGATTTTATTAAGAAAAAAGAAGGCTGTTATAAAAACAGCCCGATGATTACAGCCATAACTGTAGGACTCACTTTAAATTGGAACTTGAAAGCACCAGTAGATTTTTTCTCAAATAATATTTCCATTTCTATCACCTCATTCCACAGTAACAATCGAAATTACTCACTGTATCGTTGCGGAGGAATGAGATATAAAATATTAAATCAGTTAAAACAGCAGTTTTATAAGGAAAGGAATGAGAGGGATTAGACTTCATAAATTAAACCAATTTGATATTTTCACAATAGATGTACTATGTACAGATTTCCCTGATTTGATGATTAGGGACGAAGATGAAGTCTATTGTACACCATCAAATGACGGAAAAAATTTGCTGATAATTGAGACAGATCTAGATGAGATTAATTGCCTATTTAGAGTATTTAAGAGAAGTTTTTTATATGGCAATCATGCTTTTACAATGATTGTGTCTCAAACAAAAGATGAGAAACGAAACAAAGTTGAGGAAGATGAAGAAATCGATAAGTTTCTAGAAAAAGTTTTGCATTGAAACTTGTCTTTCATTAGAAAAAAAGAGGTGAAAAGTTGAACAAAATTATCAAATTTGTTAATGAAACTGATATCCCAGATATGGTCAAATACATCACTAATGGCGATAAAGAAGTTTGGAAGGTTATCAATCAAATTAAAGAAGGTAGCTTAGAATTTATGAGTAAGGCGCAAGAGTTAGTTGACGAGTTATCAAAACATCTTGTTGAGTATAAGCCAAAAATGATTGTTGAAGCCCTAGAAGACTGTATGAATAATTTCAGAAAAGGTCAGCGTTTAGAGATTACCGCGGTAACCAATGGGGGAGTTGTTTTAGAAGATTTAGCGGATATTGAAGAGAAGTGGATTCGTAAATATTTTAAAGTTGTCGGAATGAGTGAATGTCTTTGACCCTGCTGATAAAACTGAGCATTGTGTGACGTGCAGCTTTGAGGGATTTGAAGCGGAAATTTACAACAGAGGATCGTTGAGTCGATGCTTGAGATGTAGAAGAGCAACGAACAAGGAAATTTCAGGAGATGAGTATTTCAAAAACAAAAAACATAAAGAAGGTGAAAGGATTTGATAGTCAAACACCTATATAAACATCGCAAATTATTCGCAACAATCATCGTTGTCACTGGAGTTACCTATTTTGTTTCAAACTTACATCTTGGTGGAGGCGTCGAGCCAGAAGTTGTACACCACGCGTATACAGGTTTAAACCATATTGAAGAGGCTGATGTAATTGATAAGAATGTTGTAATCAAGGCCATACACAGTAAGTCAGAATTAGTCGGGCTGGATACACATGGACTAAAAACGTACATAGTTTCAGATTCATTTTTTCAAAATCATGGATCTATTAAAGATTACCTTGGTAATAGAACATTGGAAATTATAGCTCAAACATATTTTAAAACAGGAATCGATTTATCCAGTATACATAATGAAGATGTGGTTGTTTATGGTCAGACTTTATTTTTGAAACTAAGTAAAAGTCAGATGCAGATGATATCATTAGATATACCATTCGATCAAATACAATTTAATACTAAGTTAGGTCTGTTCCGTTCAAACTTTAGCTTAGAAGATAAACAATTTTTATATAGTGAACTAAGGAAATCAGTCGAAAATGAGATCATGAATAATGAAATCATAAGAGAAAATACATATAAGAATGTCTCGGATACGCTAAGGAATCTGTTGGAGAAGATTCCGAATTGTACGAAAGTCGTGATACAAGAAAAAATAACATAAGATAATAAGATGATTTGAAAAATGTCTTAGAGCTCTTGGTGTAGTGTATGAGTTTGAAAAACTAGTTTAAATACCAATAAAGACAATCTTTTATGAGGAGATGATAGTAATTAGCAACTGCGAACATAAAAACAAAGTTTTTTCTAGTCTTTCTTATGCAACAAACCCACCAAAAACACCTTGGATATGCAAAGATTGTGGCGAAGAGGGAATTCATGTATCACAATATAATTTTAACGATACTTATGAGAGTATTAAGAGAAAATTCGATATTAAAACCAAATAAAGTTCAACTTTTAAGATAAATTAGAAAAGGAGAAATTAAATGGATAAATTTTTTAATGATTTGAAGAAGTTTATGATTCAAGAAAGCCAAGAGCAAAAGTTTAATGCTTGCGAATATTTTCATACGTTACACCAACATAAAGATAAATTAACAGAACTAATTCATACATACGAAAATCACAATTGCTATTTTAGTTATACAGTAGATAATACAGACGGCTACACTGATGGTGTCATTAGCATTCATTTTAATAATTGGCAAGAGGGCTCTTACTACTACGATATTGTTCTAAGCTCTAATCAGATGTGGGGAGGTTATTGTCAATGCACACCTGAAGATGAGGGCTATAATCCAATTCATGACTGCTGTGGTCTTGGATGCGATTATAATGCACCATCATTTAATATAAAGAAGATCTCAAATGTGGCAGGCGAAGATTTTACTGGACATGAGAGAGATATGTGGTTGCTTCAAGAACAATGGGATAAAGATATGGGCATTTATAAAGAAGACAAGAATAATGCTCAAATAAAGGAAATTGAAAAACAAATAGCAAGCCTACAAAAGAGAAGGGTAGAGCTGCAGTTATTCAATTCGTAATGAAAGGAGATTTTCATTGGGAAAAATAGGAGTGATTAAATGAGTTGTAACAATATGTACTGTTACTGGAATTATAATGATCAATGTTGTACTGACAGCGAAGAAGCTTTTGAAAAAGCTATTCCAAATACATTAGATTGTCCTTCCTCTCTTCGAAAAAACTTCGAGGAACAGTTATACATCCTCATCGATGAGTGTACTGAATTACTTAATAAAATGAACATGAGAGAGTTAATCACAATTAAGAAGTTTATTGAGAATCAAAGAAAATAGATTGAGGGAGAGATGTGCGTGTTAAGGATTATTGAAACTTATAGTATTGATGAAGTTTATTATCAAGAGTCGTATGAAATTGAATTGTATCAAGATGACGTAAGAATAACTTCAGTAAGATTTCATGATGGTGAGTCTGAAGACAACACAATTAGTCGTAATTTTAATGATGTAAATAGAATTACGGATCTTATGATAATTGCTTATAATGCAGGCAAAAATGGGGAAGAAATGGTTTTTAAAAATAGCGAATCCAAAGAATAATAAAAATAAATATACAAGGGAGATAAAATATATATGCCAAAATTATACGATCTTGCTGAAGACTACAAGTTTTTTAATCAAATGGTGGAAAACGCCTTAGACTCAGGCGAAGAGTTAACCGAGGATGATCTGCAAATGTTTATCGATACTCTAGATTCATTGCAAGATGGACTTGAAAATAAGCTAGAAAATATTGTTAAGTTTCTTCGCAATATTGAAGGCGATATTAAAGCTTACAAAGAAGAAGAAAAGAGACTAGCTCAGAAACGAAAATATCTTGAGAGCAAATTTGATGGCTTAAAGAGTTACACTCAAACAGTGTTGGAAGTTAATAAAATTGAGAAAGTAAAAGCAGGGAATTTCAATGTTAGACTACAAGCAAACCCCGCATCTGTGAAAATCTTGGATGAGAAAAAAGTACCAGTTGCTTACCGTGTGCCTCAACCTGATACTATTGATTCAAAGGGTTTGCTTGCTGCTTTAAAAGGTGGCAAAACAATTGAAGGGGCAGAATTAGTGACAGACAAAAAGCATTTACGAATTAGTTAATATATAAAGTAAAAATAACATATACAAAAATAAATGTTGGTGTTACAATCGTATTGAGGGGTAAGAAAAATTGTATCACTTCTTACCAATCTCAAACAGTAACTTTTCAATTTTTTGTACATATTTCTTCAGTAAAACACCAAGTTCAGGTTTGGCTGTTCCTTTGAGAATACTAAATTTCTCAGTGTATCCGCGGCAATGTAATACATAGCTTAATTCATTTTCATTTGAACGCTCCTTGGATAAATTAGCCTCGGATTGCTTCAACAATAGTTTAATTTTTCGTATGTCATTGTTGATATCATCAATAACAGCATCCGTTGTAGAAACGTAAAGTGATTTTAATGTCATTGAAGACAACTTTAAATCATCTCTGTTATTGCATACGATATCTCGAAGTATTTCAAGTAATGCTAATTCACGGGCTTTATCGATTTCTTCTGCAGTGGGACGATTACTCACTTAAATCACCTCTAAAGGAACATTTGTTCTAATATCATATCATATTTACGTGACTGAAGCCACGTTTCAAGTGTATAATATAAGAACGAGTGTTCTTTTTGGAGGAGAATTCAATGAAAAAAAGTAATGTAGATACATCGCGGATACCAAAGTTTAATTCCCATGAAGAGGCGTTAGTTTATTTCAATAAGTGGGGAAAGCTCACTTTTTTTGGTAAAATCGGTGGATTTGATGATGGATACTACGTCTACACATTTGATCATTTTGATGGCAGACAGTTCTTTTTAGATGTGTACGATAATGGAAGAATTGTATTGGAGTTAAGGGATTTTGCTCAAAATTTTTAAACACTAAAGTATTATTTAGAGATTAAAAATAAAATTATGTTTTTGAAATGTAATGAAATATAGTTTTCATTGGAATGAAGGTGGTGAAAAATGTTTAGGAAACACTGGTGTGGATTTTTAAAACTGCAATTGGAAATTTGGAGAGACGCAAAGAGATCTTGGAAGTTCTGTTTTGTATTTGTCCTCTGTGTTATGGGATTAAGTTACTTTACAGGACTAAGCCCAGACAGAATCTTCGTAGCAATTACAATGGGATTTGCTGTTGTTGCACTTAGCTTTATTATTTACACTTTGTTGTTGTTACTGCTTAGCAAGAAAAAATGAGATGTGAAGTGAAACGGAGGTGATATAAATCGGACGACTTGTTAAATGTCAATGGTGTGATATTAAAGATGAAAAAGTGCTGATGAAGTCTATAGGAGACCGATATGTACATGTTAACTGTTATGAGGCTTATAACACCGATAAAGATTTAAGAGCGCAAGTAAAATGTTTTCAGTGTCAAAACTATGGCACTAAAAAAAATATGACTAGATTAAATAATAAGAACATTCACCTCTCATGTGTACCTGAATATGAAAAGAAGTGTATAGAGAATGAGCATTGGGATCGATTATACAATCATGTTAAAGAAATACATAGCGCACTTGTGATACCTAAAGGATTCATTACTCGTTTGCAGAAATTGAGAAATGGTACCTACATAAAATCAGGTAAACTTATAAAGCAGTATAAGTGCGGTTTCGAATATGAGTTAATCTTGGATGCATACTTGTTGGGAGATGGTTCAATAAAGTGGAACTTAGCCAATAAATTAATTGAACCATATAGTGAAAGCTCAATGCATTATTGCTTTGAGATCATGTATGGAAAAATTAGTGAAGCTTCACGGCGAAGAGAACAGAAACACAAACAGGCAGAAAAACAAAAAAGGCAAGAACAGCAACCAATATTAAATGACATGTCGTTAGAAAGTAAAAGTAATATAAAATATAAAAAAGATGAATCAGATATTACAGCATTCATCTAAAAAATGGAGATGTTGGGTCATAGAAGAAAAAAAACATATTGAGGAATTTGTTCTACCATCAGAACCACATGAGTCATTATTTATCGGATATCTTTGGAAGAATCCAAATTTAATCACGAAATATAAGTCACATAAAATTGAGAAAGAGACTTTTACTAAGAAAATTTGGTATTTCTATTATTACATAGGTAAAGAAATGTTCGATGGAGGAATAAGAGCTTTCGATGAGGCTTCAGTCTATTCATTTATTACCTCGAAGCCAGCTGAGACTGGGAAGAAGTCCTACTTTGATTACTATAATGAGTACGGTGGCTTCAATACAGTACAAGAACTTATGGACGAATGTGAAAAGAATAATGGCAACGACGAATATCATTTTAGTGAAATTCAAAAATATGAAAGTTTAAGATCATTTCAGGATGAGGGCTTAATTAATGTAGCAAAAAAAGAGTTAGTGAATAAATTTGTAAAGATGACTTTGAAGCAATTACAAAGTTATTTTCAGTATAAAACTTCACAAATCTTTTCTCATGTTAATTGCGGAGAAGTCGTTGAATACAATCTTCTTGATGATCTTGATGTAGCTATCCAAAAGATGAACGAAGGCGATGCCATGGGATTACCGCTTCATGATTCCCCGCGGCTAAGTAAGAAAATTAAAGGTTGGAGAAAAGGCGAGTTAATGTATCTAGTTCTAAGCAGTGGAGTGGGCAAGAGCTCCATATCAATGGAGAAATTCGTACTATCTTTGGTTGAAAATCAAGAGAACGGTTTGATGTTTACCAATGAGGAGAATGTTTGGAAATCACGAAACCTTATCTTAGCTACAGTCGCATCAAAAATATTGAATAAAGCGATTAATAGGGAAAAATTAACAGAGGGATCATTTGACGAAAGTACTATGTCAAAGTTAAATGCAGCAAAAGACTGGTTGAATGAGCAGAAGAGGGATCTTATTAAGTTCTACGACCTAAAGAAGTATCGAGTCGAGGATGTTATTAATAGGATTCAAATGATGAAACCTTTAAATTTTAACTATGCAATCTTAGACACATTCAAACCTGACAGCTCATCTAAAGAAGCTCAAAGGTGGGAGGCTTTTAGTAACTCGGCGCAAGAGATTTTTGATTCAATCAAACCTGAAGCAAATAACATGGGAATGCTTGCAACAGTTCAATTAAAGATAGGCAAGGAATATCGATATCTAGATCTTAGTGCAATTGGTAAATCGCTTGAGATTGTTGAGGTTGCTTCTGTCGTAATGATGGGAAGATTGCTTTATTCAGATGAGTTTCCAGATTGCAAAAATGAATTAAAACCTTATAACTGGGAAAAAGATGAATTTGACGGGAAATGGCATAAAAAACTATACAGACTTGATCCTGACAAGACATACATGATTCTTTTTCTAGCTAAGAATAGAAATGGTGGAGTTGATGAACAAATTTTGTACGAAGTGAATTATGGGATAAATAGTTTTCGTGAGGTGGCTTGGGTTCAAATGGAACGTAAGTCAAATACAATGTTTTAGGAGGAGCATGTTGAAGAGTCCAAGAATGAAGATAGAAGAAGATGTCCTAAAACATTTATACTTAGAACTGGGATTAACCGCTAAAGAGATTGCAGAAAAATATAATGGATACGCAGCTCACAATATTAAGTATTATTTGAGACAATATGGACTAGTTAATAATAAATATAAAATCAATCATGTTTTAAGTGAAATTCAGAAGGACTTGATTATTGGGAGTGCATTAGGTGACGGTGGTTTTGATTACCGAAATGATTCGACTTCTTTAAATGTTTCACATGCTGAGAATCAAAAAAGCTATTGTCAGATGAAATTTGAGTTAATTAAGGATATATGTAATCATAGAGAGTTAAGATTTAAAGATAGGTCGAATGAAAAAGATGGACATAAACGTCAATCTCAATTTACCTTTAACACAAAATACATTGTAGCAATGAATGAATTTTATAAGATGTCCAGATATGATCTTATGGATAATTTGAATTCAAATTCAATGATGATTTGGCTTCTAGATGATGGACATAAATATGAACCAAGGGGCAAAAATAAAAATTCTAGCTATGAACTATCAGTTGGAAGATTCACTTTAGCTGAAGTTGCTTATGCACAGAAAATAATAAATGATAAATTCAATCTCAATACAGGCTTAAAGTACAATGAAAAATGGAAGAATCCACAGTATACCATAACATTTGACGTAGAACAGAGTTACCTTCTCTCGCAAATTATTAGTAATTGTGAAATGGGTTATATAGCAAAAGAGTCTATGTCATACAAATTAATAGATACTATACATATAAATAGGATTACCCAAAATTACAAAGTAGTCCAAGAAATGATGTCTCGTTCTATTTCTTAGGTGGAGGAGGCAAGATGAATAATGACTTAACGGATATTAAGAAGAGGATTCTAGAAGAGGATCGTTTAAAAGAAATATTAAATTTAATGGAATGTGAAGAAGTAAAGTTTAAAAACAATCGATTTGAAGCAATGTTGCCACCCAAGTTTAACAGTGATAGTACAAGGTCAGTACAGGCTTACCAAAACGAAAACATTTCATGCCGCATACGTACTAGAAGCGTTTCAAATATAGATATTTTTGATTTGATTTCATATATAGTTTTTGATTGTTATGATGATAATTCTATACATAAATGTCTTCCTAAATCGAAAAGATGGCTGTGTGAAAAATTAGGTTATGATGAATATTTAAATGGGTTCGCTCGAACTGAACCCAAAAAAGACCATTTAAGGTGGTTGCACGATCTAAAACGAAAACGAAGCAAACAGAAACATCAAATTAAAGAAAATGAAATCTTCGATGATTCAATTCTTAGCCAATTTGTTATGTATCCTCATGTTAAGTATTTGGATGAAGGAATAGAATATAAAACACAGTTGGAGTTTCAGATTGGGTTCGATATTCAATCAGAACGGCTTATATATCCAATACATAATCAATTTGGCGAGATTATCTCTGTCAAAGGCAGAACTTTAGAGCTTGAATATGAATTAAAAAACATCCCCAAATTCCTATATTTGATTCCTTTCAATATGATGTATGAATGGTACAACTGGCACCGAGCTATGTATTATATTATTGAGGCAAAGGAAGTTATCATATACGAGGCAGAGAAAACAAGCTGGCTTAGTACTCAATTTGGGATTCGAAATTGCTTATCAATAGGTGGTGGAGACATCTCAGAGTTTCAAGTACAATTAATAAAAAGTCTAGGAATGGAAATTAAAATTGTTTTAGCTTATGACAAAGATAAGACTGCAGAAGACATCAAGAAGCAAGCCAAGAAATTTGGCAATACCCGCTCTGTATTCGCTATGTGGGACGGTAGAAAGGTATTTTCAGCAGATGAAAAACATTCTCCCACAGATTTAGGAGAGGAAGCGTTTAAACAGTTATATGAGGATAGACATCAATACAGAATAATATGATTAATAAAGTAAAAATAACTATTGAATTGTAATATAGGAGGTGTTATACTGAGGACAAGAAAGAAATTCCAGTTTCTTAAGTCAAAGTGTAGCACCTTTTGTTTAAAATGAAAGGACAATTTCATGGGAAGGAGGAGATGATTATCTATTTTGCATTAGCCTGTTACTCAAGCGCTGTTGTCGGTTTTATCTCTGGTTTGCTTGTAGTGGCTGTATGTATCACATCTAAGAAATCAGATAACGAATTTAATATAAAGTAAAAATTATATAATACATATTGGTAGGTGTTTGGATGGATTTCGAATCACTATTAGAGGAAGTTTATGAAACGTTTCCTAATGGAATCACAAATGAAGACGTTGTATATCTCTGTATTGGGACAGATCGCTCAACGGGTGACTCTTTAGCCCCCATGGTTGGCAGCATATTGACAGATCTAGGCTACACAAATGTTTATGGAACACTTGATGATCCAGTTCATGCAATGAATTTAATGGATACACTTATGATTCTACCTAGCGATAAGTTAGTAATTGCTATTGATGCTTGCTTAGGCAGAGTAACAAGCATTGGGAATATAAGAGTATTCAAAGGCTCAATAAAAGCTGGAGCTGGAGTAAAAAAAGATCTACCTGCCGCGGGAGATTATAGTATCACTGGAATAGTTAACGTAGGTGGTTATATGGAATATGAAGTATTACGAAATACGCGACTTAGTTTAGTAAAGAACATGGCAGATTCGATTGTTGATTTAATTTTACATAGGTTTCAACTAGAGAGCGAAGCAGATAAAAACATTTTGATAACATAAAAAGAGTGGGATGAAATGAGATATTTACAAGAAATTGATGCAGTATGCATTCACTTATACTCGGATCGGTATTCACCACCTAAACAAATATTAGAGAAATACAGGACTAGAAGCAAATAAAAGTATGTTTTCAAAGGAGGGGCTGTTAAAGTGAAAACGTTCAAGTTCAAAGGAATTAAAAATGGGGATCATGAGTCGTTTTGTTTTGATGTTGATAAAGAAGATTTTATTAATATCACTGGAAAGAAACCAAACAAATATGATAAAAGTTTTTTCAATAAAGGAAAGTATCGAATTTATCCGAACGATTTATTAAAAGATATTATTGATGATGTAGAGCATGATTTCGAGTTTGCTATTGGAGTTAGCAAATAAAATATTGAATTCAAGGAGAGTTTTGTGTATGGATCTGGATAGATTCTTAAAAGTGGCTGATGAGTTAGGAGTTGAATATGAAATCAACAGTGATGACGCAGGCATGTTTGTAGAGTTAAAGGATGGAACAGTTACAAGGGTAACTCTTGAGCAAATTTTAGGCATCGAATAAAATGTAGATTTTATCATATAAAAGGAAGTGTACAAAATGAAGCCCAAGATAATGTTAGAAGAAATATCATACAAACCTGAAGGTTATCCAGATGGAAGAGAGTATCCTATTTATGTGATTGACGGTGCTCATAAAGCGCCATACACACAAGGACATATTCATTGCACTGGATGTGGCAGTGGGCATCATTATAGGTGGAATCAAAATTCTAGATGGGTGCAAATTAAATGTCCAAAATGCGAAACTGTGTCAGCGTGGTTTGAAGAGTATGATGATGAAGATGAGGAGAGTTAGATCATAATGCAATTTAGTAACGTAGACGACATCATAGAATACTACTCGTTGACAACAGAACAACGAATTTATATAGATAAAAATAATGAAGATGAGTATGAATGAATCAACATGCATGATAAAAGATAACTTTCATGAGGTGATGAAAATGAGTATTACAGAGTTTGTAGATGAGCGTATTTTGGATTTAGAAGACAAAAGGAAGCAATATATTGTTGACGATATGTTTGTATTTGCTAATCAAATGTGGGCAAGAATTCAGGAGCTAAAAGCACTAAAGATAAAGTACAGTGATAAACACGGTGATTGGCTACCTTTGTATCTATAAAACATATCTCTCATGAGGATTTTAAGGAGGACAAATGGATAAAGTTGAAGTAAAAGTGAATGTAATTAATCAGCTCAAGTTACTACGTCAAAGCACATTCAAAGATAAGTTGTCATTCTTGGACGAAGATATTCAGAATGCTCAACGAGCTAAAGCAACACGAGTGGATGTTACCGTTGACTACAATGCAAAGAAAGTGACCATTGAAAACAATGGAAAAGTATTAGAGAATCCTCAAGCATTATTCTCAATTGCTGAGTCGGAGTGGGATGAAGATGTTCAGAAAACAGAATCGCCATTTGGAATGGGGTTCTTCAGTAACATTACCGTAAGTGATCATATCGAAGTATTCTCAGGAAATAAACACATCATCTTTGATGTGGCAAATATGATTCAAAGCAACAATACGGACATTGAGATTAAAGAAACTGAGGAAACGTACAGCGGTTTTAAACTTGTCTTAAACAATTTTGATTTCAATCAAGTTGGGTCATATGTAATTCGTGAACGAGTTGAAATTCTAGGCAAATACATACATGAATTAGATGTTTATTGTGATGGGAAATTGCAGCCAAAGAAAGAGTTGACTGAAGGCGATGGTAGCATCTTTATGAGTAAGATTGAAGATGATCCAACATTCAAAGGATGGGTGGCTTTAAATACAGGGTTTAGTCACGATTTAAAAGTGTTCTATAAGGGTCGTTTTGTAACTAAAGTTGACAGTTATTACTATATCAAAGGTGACTTACATATCACAGATAAAACGTTGAACCTAACTGCTCCAGACAGAAAAGACATTATTAAAGATGAAAAATACAAAGATTTTCTTAAAAAAATTAAAAAACAAATTCAAGAATTAGCCAATAGGAGTTTCCTTGAAGGCACTCAGAAAGAAATTGAAAGGCATTTAGAGTCAATTAGTGAGTATGCAGATAAGAGCAAACTTAAAGATGAAATGACATTTCTTGTCCTTGAGACTAAAAATGAAGATGATCTTAAATATTTGAATGGCATTGCATTAGCTAAGAAAAAGAATTCAGATATCAAGTCATTAAACGACTACGAAGTTTTCGTAAGATCTGAAGCATCTAGACAATCTGAATCTCATTTTTCTGAAGTTTTGATTGAACAGGAAGTAAGAGATAAAGCTCCAAGAGCACAGGGTACTAGAAGCTATGGTGGATATTCGGATAGTAGTATAGAGAGGCCTGAAATTAATTCTGATGAAACTGAGGAACGACAAGGAAAGCATATTATTGTTGATGAAGAGCCAGTCTTTTGGTTGGGTTTTGATGAAGTAGTTGAACAAGAGAAAAGATTCAATATTGCAAAGCATTATGGGTTGAGAATTATCGTTTCTAGGAACAAATTTGAAAGTAATGTTTTGAAAATGTTGGGTTACGAACAAAATGTAGTTCACATATCTGAATTAGAGGAAAAAACATTGATCAAGGCAACGATGACCAATACTCAACTTACAACCAAAGAACAAAGAGCACTGATGCTATTCGATATGATTAGCCGCGTAGTCGGATTTACCAGAAATGTATTTTCAATTGGGGATCTAATGGTGTTAAAAGAAACTTGTATCGATGTATTAAACAAGACATTCGACGGTATTGAAGCAGATGCAGTAGCTATATATTGCAAAGACAATGATAAGGTTTATATTGATAGATCAATTATTGATAAGAGTAAATTGCGTGATGATTTAGATGAGTATTTAGATTTGAACGACTATAAGTTTGTCTTGTTAAATTTAAAAGAAATTGTAAGAGAGCTTGGACTTATGGAATTTCAAAATAAGGATAATCTATATGACTCAATTTTAAAAACACTAGCTGTGGCTGCATAATGTCCATAAAATATCATTTTTATTAGGAGGACAAAAAGTACCCTGTAATATCAAAAACAGGCAAGGAATATTTAGTAGATGTAGAACAAGATGATTGGTGTCACATTGTTAATGTATACATTAAAGTAAAAGGGTTTTTCAGAAAAGAAAAGCTAAAAATGGTATCTGGCGGATATTTTGAAGGACGGTATAATTCAGCGCAATGGAAATATGATTTAATTTCTATGGCGAGTCATGAAGTTAACAAGTATGAGAGATTAATACAAGAGAACATCGACATAGAATTAAGTAAGAAAAATGGTGAGAATAGGTTTGAAAGTTGGGACGGCAAAATCCAATAAAGCAGCTATTTCATTTGAAATATAACAGGAATTTTATGGGGGGACGAACATGGACTTAGACTACATCTTAGATTTAAAAGCAGGTAAGGAGTTAGACAGTCTCATCTATAAAAAATACTATGATGAGGATTTATATATTCGAGAGGTTCACACATGCCCAGACTGTGGTTGGGAGACTAAGGATCTTGAAACCTCCAGTAGGTGTCAAGCGTGTTGGGCAAATGGTGATCGAGTAACTATGGATGAGTTAAAAGAGGTATATGATTTTCGACCTTCTACCAATATTTCTATTGCTTGGAATATAGCAAAAAAAGAAGGTATCGCTGTGATTCCACAAAGCAGAGAAAATGGAGGATTCGATTGGTACGCATGTGATATCGAGGCAGTAAAATATCGCGGAAATGAAATTGCAATCAGCATATTTAATGACAGTGGCATTTCTTGTGAGACAGCAGAGGAAGCGATTTGTAAGTGTGTGCTATTAGCTGATCTTAGTCAATAAAACAAAGATTTCAAGGGATGTGATTGATATGGCTAAGCTTGAGGGATTTAAAATTATATGCACAACATGCGGCAATGAGGATCAAGACTACATAGAGTGCATTGGAGACTATGACGGTATAGTTCTTATCACGTGTCGCATATGTGACCATACGGCAGAAGATCAACGTTGGCATAGGCAATAAAACACGAATTTTATAGGAAAATTGAAAGGATGATTGAATGAAAACTAATATTTTTATTCCAGAAAAAATTAATGCAGGCTTTCAAAACAGAACTGATACATATACAAAAAAATTAGCTTATGTGATTTATTTCGATCAAAAAGGCGTCTTAAGAAAAGAATCATCATGGAATGGGTGGAGAGATAAATCGATTGACAATGTAATCCATGATAATATTCCGACATCAGGATTTGTATTAAATAAAAAAGCAGGAGGATATAGTACAGGATGGAATCATAGACAGACTTATGTTCGTGTTTATGATCCGCGTGATTTCGAATTTGAAATTAGCATCTCAAATTTACTCTACATCCTAGAGAACACAAACTCGATTAAAGGTAAGGGACTTGAAGGCGATTTTGTTTACGGTTTCGATGGTAAAGATCTGCTACTTATACCAACCAGTTCACCAGACTATATTGAGATTTCACAATTTAACAAAATTCTGCACGAGAAGAATTATGTTAAATCAAAGGAATTGGTTATTGGGGGGACATATAAGTCCAAGGACAACACTGAATATATTTATATGGGGCGTTTTGATTTGAAGGATACTAAATCTGAGCGAGTTGAAGTAAAAAATGGAAATGGAAATTATGGCAGAACATACAATTACGTCAATCATAATGTGAATAAGGGTAAATATTATTTCTTTACTACTGGGGTAAGAGAAGGATATGACGGAAACAAATATTTAAGCATGTTAACACTTAAGTCTTTAGGCGACAAGTTTATTGAGACTACCTCAACAGAATGTGTTGATAATTATGCAGAGTTGTTTGAATACCTAGAACGAAGCACAGATTATTCACATTATGACAAGACAAAAGATGAGCATGTTCCATTTACTCTTGATGAATTTAAAGAATTTGTATCAGAAAAGAAACTCGACTCATATTCTTATAACCGAAGATTTACTTTAAGAACTAGTGGATATAACAAAGAAGAAATTCATTTCAATAACGACAAAAAAGAATACTATAAACAAGGCACTTACATTAGCAATAAAGGATATGAAGAATTTCCAATTGGTGATATTGAACAAGTTTTCAATAAATTTGAGCCAATTTACAAAAATGAATATTTGGAAAATGGAAAATTATATCGGAGGGTTACGTCATGGTAAATAATAACGATAACAAAATTCTAGAACTTAAAAAGCAAATTGAAGAAAAACGTGCAAAGGTTGATAAGTCTAAAAAGTTTACTCCTATTACTAACTGCTCAATTGAGTTAGATGGTATTCGTCATAATATTCAAGTTTTAGGTAAAGAGCAAATTATTCAAATGATGATTAATTTAAATACATATATCCTTTCTGCAAAGGATCTTGGGTTGTTAGATGAATACGTGATTACTGGATATAATGCTGTGGACTGGATGACTGATCTGAGGGCTAAACTTGAATTTCTAAATCGTAAGGACGAGGAGAATAAACTTAAAGCAATGGAAGCTAAATTGGATAAACTTCTATCAAACGATAAGAAAATTGAGCTTGAGATTGGAGAGATCGAATCATTACTTAAAGAGTAAATTATATTTTTCATAAGGAGAAGACAATGAGTAAATTAGTTGAACGACAGAATAGAATTGATATTGTTAATCGAATTATTCAAGAGATAGGTAATAGAGGTAGGAACTTTTTTTACAAACCAAATCATCATGGTTATGCCCATTTTACTCAAGTTGGGAAAACGCTGTTTTATTACGATGATTATACTGGAGCCAGAATATACCCGTATGAACAATTTTATGATCAAAAAGGGTTTAGTCATGGTGGCACATTATGGGGGTTAGTCAACGACTTCAGATACTTCATTGTCAAAGGAACACACTCGAATGGGAAGCATGGTTACGGTGGGCTACTAGGTGCTCATTGGGCTTACCCTGAAGAAGATATGAAAGCAATCCAACTACTCGCAAGAGAGTTGGGATACATACAATGACACAAGAGCAAGAGTACTTGTTTAAAGAAGGTCAAACAGTCAGATTGCTTAAAAACTTAGATGTTAATGTTCATGCTATATTACATCTACTCGGTCAAAAAGGTGTTGTTGAGCAACGCTACAGAAACATGATGCATAGAACAAATTGGTATAATGTTCGTTTCCCATCTGGTGAGATTGAGCCGTTTGAAGAAGACGAATTGGATTCTAGGTTTAAAAAAAGAAAACCATTGAAAGAGGATGAATTGTAAGTGGAAGTTAATGCGGATTTATACGATTTTCTAAAGGAGCATGAGACGGGTTTATACACTAAGGGATTTCATAAAGATAAGACAGTATACGCAATAGTCTTTGTTGATTTCCACGACTTAAAAAAATTTGTGGAGATTTTGGGTAGTTTTATATTCGAGGATGCAGGCTTGGAAGTAGTCATGAAAGAGAACTATATTTGCATTCCATTGAATGACATTATCGAGGGTGACTGTCACTATCTTTCAAGCTATAAAAATTGTTTCTCTGAACATGACTGGAAACATTACAAGGATATGATTGCTGAAATGGAAAGAGAGTAAAAGAGAGGGGCATAGAATGCATTTAATTCAAATGGTTAGAGATCCACATGGGTGCCATCAGGCCTTATATGTAGACGGTAAATTAGAATATGACGACGAAAGTATCCGCGGTGACCAATGGGAAAGTGTGATTCGAAGATATAAGATTTTTAGATGAGTTGAAAGTAAATATTTAACAACAGCCTATATGGATGAGAAGGGGTACTATTTTCCTCATAATTTCACTGACTATCTAAGAGAAGATTTCGAATTATAAAACCATTAAAAGAGTAGTTTTAATGGGAGGGATTAAATGTTAACAGAAGAGCAATTGCAGGAAATACCAGACATCTTAAGTACAGTATTTGATGGTTATACTATTGAACAGTCTAGCGTAAAACTTTTACAGCAACTTCTTAATGAGCATCAAGCAGCCAAAGAAGGGTTTGTACAACAAGTTAGCTTGGCATCCGAAGTACTGGGGAAAAATGAATTATTACGAAAACAAAACCAGAAACTTATAGAAGCTTTGCAGGAGTGTGCGGATCAATGCTTTCGCCAAATCAGTGGGCATGAATATAACGTTGTCAGGATTGCTTCTAATGCAATCAAAGAAATTCAAAGAGAGGTTGAATAATACTTGAAGCCAATTCAACGCGATTTAGCTGTTTTAGCAATGGTCAAAGACTACCTAAAAACTGACCTATCTACATTAATTCCACATCTAGACCGCGAAAAGCTATGGATAATTACTGAGAAGAATATCCCTGATGGAGATACATTACATAATGTTTTAAAAGAGATGGCTTTAGACTCGTACAATAGAATTAAGAAAAAATATTCAAAGTGAGTGATGCAAATGAAACCAAGTACTTATAAATTTGGTGAAAAAGTTAGGGTTAAAGACCATGGAGACATATTATTTGAGATCGAAAAAATAAAAGCAACAGCAGTCTTTTACATGGGTAAGATAACTGAAAATACATATTATGATGTTCGCAGCAAAACAGGGTTAACATTAATAAACATTCCTCATGTAGAAGTTATTGTTTCCAAAAAAGTACAGTCTATTGACGAGCTGCTAGACACTTATAATAGTTTTTTTATGCTAGAAGAGATCTATAAAGATGGCTATTATCGAGAAGAAGCAGAAATTGTGATGGAAAAGATTCATGAGATGTATTCGAGGTGAAATATGCACTGGGCAATTACCATTGTATTAGTGTTAATTGCATATCAAATAGGATGGTGGAATGGTCAATCTAGAGGTTATTGGACAGGTGAGAGATGCTATGCCAATAAATTTCCCAGACAATTAGATTTACCTTGTTTCTTAGACATTTTCATACAATAAAAGATTTATTTTATGAGAGAGGTGTGTCACTATATGGATATTCACAGTGGATTAGAGGTTGCAGCTTTGATGAAGCCTTTTGATAAAGCTATATGTATTATGGGCACATATAGGAATTGCGAGATAGAAATGAATCAATGGGGAGATGTCTGTTGGGCTACTAATGGTGTAGTTATTGGATTAGATCGTTATTTCCAAACTGGAAAATGGAAACTTATATAAAATAAAAATAACAATTGACATAAAATAGAATAACGTGTTACATTGGTAATGAAGATACTAGTAAAAATAATATTAAGTAAAGGGTGGTAAAAATATTGTCTCACAATTAGCATGATTAATCAATTCATTATAAGGGAGAGATGAGCATTTTGAATAATTTTATTGAAGTAAGATCCTATGAGGAAGCATCACACTTGGAAATTTTAAATAATAATTACCCAGACTTGAATTGTTTAACCATAGGAAATGTATATGAATTGAAATTCGGAAAGGTTGAAGAAGTGTTTGGTGATGATGAGTTTCATGTAATTGATGATAGAGGAAGACGAAATGCTGGTATTATTGCAGTAAAAACAAGAAAGTTGCTTTTGGTTTAATACATATATTATAAAGTTCATTATAGAGTAAAAATAATAATACTAGTAGGTGTATAATTCTGGAATGGAAAAAACGAAAACCTGCAAAAGAATTTAGTGAATTCGATGAGATTATTGAGCAATTAGCAGCAATCAATGGAGTTGACGATATTGATAGATTCATCAATCCAACAGAGTTTGAACTACATGATCCCAATTTATTGAAGAATGTTAACACTGCAACAGAACGAATCTATGAAGCAGTGGCGAGGCAACAAAACATATCAATAATGGCCGATCCCGATAGTGACGGTCTGAACTCGACAGCAATACTATACAATTACTTAAGTAAGATTACTGACAACATTACATATTTTTATGGTAGCAGGACACGTGGACATGGGCTTCACACAGTAATAGATGAGATTCCAAAGCAAACAAATTTATTAATTGTTCTTGATTCTTCGTCATCTGAAGCAAAAGAATGCAAGCATGTTCAAGATACAGGGATTGATGTGATTGTGATTGATCATCATTTAATTGAAAACCCAAATGACAATTGTATTTTAGTTAATCCACAACAAGAGGGCTGCTCCTATCCCAACAAAAATCTCTCTTGCTCGGCTCTTATCTGGCAAATATGTAGAGTATTAGATGATAAATTTAACGTTAATTATTCACAGGATTTGGTTGATATGGCTGCAATTGGACTTATTTCAGATATGATGTGCATGAAAACAATGGAGAATAGAGCGATTGTGAGTCTTGGTTTATCTAATGTTAAGAATATCGGATTGGCTGCAATCTTAGGATTCAAAGGTCTCAAAAACAAAGAGAAATTATCAACTGTAGATATTGGCTTTAATGTATCAAACCTGTTAAATGCGGTTGCACGAATGGATAAATTAGGCCTTGGTCTTGAGTTGCTTACAACAAAGACATACACAAGAGCAGATGAATTAGTGAAGGAAATAGAGAAATCAAATAAAGAACGTAAGAAGAGTCAAATCAAACACACCGATTTTGTTCAACACAAGATCGATGACACTCAAAAAATTATCATTATCCTTGATCACGAGAAAAAGATTGGTAAGAACTTTGCTGGATTGATTGCTAATGACATCACGAAGGAATACCAACGTCCATGCTTAATTCTCTCACCAGACGCAAAAGAAGGTAAAACATACGCAGGAAGTTATCGCTCTTATAACGGCTTCGATCTAAAATCATTCTTTGAATCTACAGGACTTGTAATGTATGCCGCGGGGCATTTGGGGGCTGGAGGGGTCGGGGTCTTCAAAGATAAGATTGAGCCTTTTATAAACAAAGTTCAAGAGCTTGCCAAAGACTTAGATTTCGAAGACACGATTGAATATGATTTAGAATTTGATTGTGATGAAATAAATGAATCAATTATTATTGAGATCAGCAAGTTTTACAGAATTACTGGAGCTAACTTCCCACTTGGTAAGTTTCTTGTGAAGAATCTATTTGTGAATGATGTAGAGGTTATGGGCAAGAACAAGGATACTATTAAGGTTTCTTGTGGCAATGTAACGCTAATGAAGTTTAGAACCAAAGAAACATATAAGGATAAGGTTCCAATTTTCTCTGGTATCAATGCTGTGGGCACCCTCAATACGAACTCCTACTATAATTTTCAGCAGAAAAAAATGATTAAAACCAATCAAGTCTTTATTGAAGATATTTTGATCGGTTAATAAAATAAAAATAATAATACATAACGAATGGAGTTTGGAAACTGATTATGCCGAAATTCTTTGGATTTGCAAACACTTCAAAAGGTCAACAAATTTTTGTTCCACTAACAGAAACAATCCGTCATCAAGCAGAAAATACTCTCGATGCTTTGTGTAAACGAGAAAAGTTAGGTTATGGTGGAGTTTTTCCTGACAAGAGTACTCTACGTCAACCGTCACCTATGCAAAAGAGATTTGCTAATGGAGATCTTACACCTCGTAAGAAAGGCCGCGGTAAACGATGAGCCAAATTGAAAGAGTAGAGAAAGCATACCGATTGTTAAGTGATTATATCCTACGTTTTGAAACAGAGATGTCATACGAACAAATGAGAGATTTAAGAGAATTAGTAGTGTTATTAGAAGATGGTTTAAGCCGATAAAAGTGGGCTTTCATTAGGTTTAAAAAATCATATCTGGGGGATGAGCAATATGTTAATTCTAGTTTCAGTAGTTGCAGTTTTGTTACTGATTGGGCTAATCGCACAAATGGTTAGCGTACATCAAATCAAAGAAACGAGTGAAAATCAAGGTGCAGTTATTGCCGAACTGAGGGAGGCAAATAAGCAACTAAGACAAGAAGTTAATGAATATAAGCAAATGATTAATACCTATAAAAAGCAGCAAACATCAAGTAAACCAGCTTTAACTTCAAATGAGCAGGTAGCAAACATAAAAAAAACAGAAGTTATTACTCCTCACAAGACAAGTAGGCAACCTGATGCAAAGTGGGAAACTGACAATTCTCTAACCAATCCTAACAACTTAACTAGTCCATTGCATCCACTAAACCAAAATCTCAGTTCAACTTCAAGTAAGCCAGTAGATGCTTGTGATGATTCAAGTAGTAAACATCATAGTGGCCATTCAAAAAGTAGTTGCCATTCACCTTCATCGAGCAACCATAGCCACAGCAATCACCACAGCGATTATTCAAGTTCACACTCGTCAAGTGATTATTCGAGCTCAAGTTCATCTGATAGTGGGTCAAGTACAAGCAGCAGTGACTCTGGAGGAAGTTGGGGCGATTAAACCCCTCTTCTTATAAAATTAGTGTTCAATAGAAAGGAGATTTTATGGCATCGATTAAAGATATTATCAATACTGCTCTTGAAAGAAATATTGTTTCTGCACAATTCATCAATGGAAGTTTGATGGAAATTAGTAGAGCAACTAAAAGAAAGCCTGCTTTTCTAAAAGTGGCTGTTGAAGAGGATACAGCAGCAGATTTTCTTGGTTATGGAGAAGCGAGAAAAATGGGGATTATGCTTTTCATTGACAGAGAAGAATGGAAAAAACTCAATAGGGAAATTAATGAAAAAGAAAATAACTAATAAAAGATGAGTTTTAACGTCTTATGAAAAATAAAGAGGTGTTAAATGGGAGTAGATTGGTATACATGTAATCATTGCGAAGGAACGTTTTCCGATGCTGGTCATTATGGGCAATGCAGCAATTGTGAAGATAGTTACTGTGGAGACTGCTATGACGAGTTCATTGAAAAGTATGGAACAATCGATAAAACTCATGAGCGCTACAGTATGTATGGATCATCATTAATCGAATGCGATCATTGCAATGGAACAGAAGTAAGTGAAAGTGAGTTACTTACACACGCCTTAATGAAACTAAATATCTCAAGAGATGAACTAAAAGAAGAATACGTAAAACTGCATTATGCAAAATGACCTATTGAAAGTCAACTTTCATTGGGATCGAAGAGGGAGACAATTTCAAATGAAAATGAGTGAACTGGAAGCACATGTTGCGAAGAAATCTGTTGAAGAATTTCGTCGTAGAACTCAAGAGAATATCAGAGTGGAGAAATTCTTGAAAACAAAGAAATTCTCACTTGGGACTTTTGTAGTTAAGAACAAGGGAAGTTTTATGGATGGTGTATTTGGAGTTAATGGGGATGATGTAGGGAAAATAGTGGGATGGGACTTTGAGAATAATTACTATCGTGTATACTATTCGCCTTACAATCCTTACATTGGAGTACGCGAAGAAAATTTAGAGATGTTTACTGGTGAAGCTCCTGAGCAATTAAAAAACCATAAAGAGGGAATTGTCAAACGTATTACTGTTGACCTGTAATAAAAGGTAATTTGGAAGGGAGAAAGAAATGAAACTTAAAGACATTTTCGAAGTTGAGAAGAATGATGAGCTGCATAAACAATATACTGATACATATGAAAAACTGAAAGAGCGATATCGTAAAACAAATGAAAATGGATATAACTTCTTTCCTAAAAAAGAACTAATTGGTGATTATACTTGTGAATCAGGATATGCACGAAATACTTATCGTGGAAGAATTCCAGAAGGTGTGGAGTTAAATGAATTAGAACTATCAATGATTTGTGATGATGGATTTAGCCATTTTGGTGGCTCTAGTAGCATATATAAAGATGGAACTTATACAGTTGTTATCTATATCGACTAATTTAAATAAAATTCTCGTTTCATTGGAGGTATAGAATAAAGATGAAAAGCGTTGTATTGCACAGTTTAATTAATAAAGAATATTTTCTCGGAGAATCTTATACACGTTCAATGTGGGATGAATGGAGAAGCTACGAAATAACAGTTGATTATAATGGTGAAGAAGAAGGTATTGTTGTAAGCAAAGAGACTCATGCTGCATGGAGTATCGAATTTGAAACAGATAAATTCACACGAGAGTTGAAAAAAGGTGAGTTAATACATATTGAAGGCAAGGACTATTGTATCAATAAAGTTGCTCATTCAGAAGATGGGAAAATTTTATATTACTTAGATAAAAAAGTAATTAATGAGGATTTAGCATCTAAGAAGAAAGCGGAGCAGGATCTTGAAACAAGGAAGCTAGTCTTAGCCGATAGAAAGAAACAGTTAGTGCTACAGGAAGAGAGAGAAGAAAATATTAAATCTGTCTGTGGCAAATATGCACATGTTAAGAAAAAATGGTATCAAATTTGGAAATGAAATAAGCACTTTATTTAGGAAAGGGCGAATACTAAATGAACGAATATCCAATATATGTTGCACCGAAAAAGCCCTTATTGGGGAAAGACGCAGCGGCTGATTATGAATATAGTGAAATGTTGTGGATTATTAACAGCAACTTTAAATCGAATGGTGGCATTCCAACAGTACTAGGCTTAGTTGAGTTGAAAAATGCAATTAGGTATAAAGTTGAATTTCCAAATGGTCTGGTTGATTATTTTAGATTAGATAGTTTCGATAAGTTTTATGAGCTAACAACTGAACGCATAAATCTTGATTATCATTTATAAAATACCATTTCAAAATGAATGACAATAAGAAGGAGTGTGATTGTATGAATTATGCATCGCCTGCACATTTAAATGCAATAACAGAGTTGAAAGAAAGAGCAAGTACTGTTTTCACTAAGATTGATGAAGGTATTTTCCTTGTAGTGAAAGATCGTTCCCATACATTTTCTGGTCGATTATATGTCAACTCTCGAGAAGTTATAGATGAATTGAACTGCAATCTGAAAGTTGCCATTTTGTCTAGAAGTCAAATTGGTGCACCAATTGTGTTACATTCAAATTTCTAAAATGAAATACCCATATCATTAAGAAGGAGGAAATAAATATGAGCAAAGAATTATTTATCGATGTAGGATCACCACATGAAACTGGCACTTACAACGTTATTAAACAAGCGTGGGATGAGATAGCTGGTTGGCATTGGACATTTGTAGATTCATTTGAAACTGAAGAAGAGGCAAATAAGTTCATTAGTGAAAGCGAATAAAACCATGTTTGAAAAGGAAAGGAGAGATGATGTTGGGCGGTTTTGATGATATAGCTACACAAGCAATTCTTAAAGTAGTAGGCATCATAATTGGAATATTGGGAGTAGGCTTTGTTATCGGAGCATTTGCTTGTCTACTATACTTTAAAATCAAATGGGGAATGCCTGTTTGGGAAATGATTGCTTCTTGAAATACCATATGTAGTGTATATCTGTTTCGATAGATACTACATATTGATTGGAAAAGCCAATGAAATTTACATTTTATTGGGAAGGGAGAGCACATGACTAGACATGGAGAACTGCTGGAAGAACTCGGAAGACTTCTAGGAGATAGAGAAGATCTTAGGGCTGATGAAAGACGTATTTCTGAAGACATCGAATATCTTACTAAGAAAATTGATGATATTAATATTGAGTTGGATGAAATAGAAGGGAAGGAAATGATTTGAATAAGCAGCAACTACTCTGCATCAAGGATGTAGTGATGCAAGAGGAAAATTACATAGCATTCACTAAGGGTAAAATTTACGAAGGATATGAAGCTAAACTTAAAGATCAATGGAGTTTTAAGAAAGTTATTAGAGCTGTCAATGATCAAAATGAACGGCATATCATTAAAGAAATTGAAACTGATAAACTAAATGAATTTTTTAACATGCACTTTGAAGAAGTCAAAAAATGTGGTGAATGTTAGTGGCATATAAGTACGACGAAGAGAATCATACATATTACAAATTAGAGATGTGTAGTGCTGAAGACGTTGCCGAGAATGGTGAGCAAGCTAAGTTTGTACGCGGTGAGTATGATAGGCTACCTTCACCAGATATCATTGCAGATCAAGCTAGAAGACTAGGTTTTGATACGTTTGAAGTTACAACTGTTACTGAAAATGTAAAAAGGTATTCAGTTGATTCACTATAAGAGAATAATTTCAAAGCAAATTAATTATTAAAGGAGAAATGAAAATATGAAAGAAACAATCGCGTTGCTTTTGGAACAAGTACAATTGAAGATTGATGAAATTGAAGAAGTAACAAATGAAGATTTTAACGCGTGTGATGCTTCAGGTGGAAATTTTGATGATGCGTATGAACTTGGGTATGACCATGGGTATGAATACGGTAAACGAGCCGCATTAAAGGAAATGCTCAGTAAGATGTCGTAGCTATAAGCCAATACAACAGTTCTTTCAATTGAATATAACTAGAAAAGGCAGGATTAATTTGTGAGCAATGAAAAAAAAGAATACTGGATTAATAGAATTTATGAAGAAATTTTAACTGGAAACGAAGAACTTTATGATGACTTTAGTTTTGATTTCAAAAACATTGAAACCTCTCCAACAAGTTTAATTGTAGATGTTCAACTGAGGTTTGGTTCTAAGACTACTAACCAAGATGATGCAATGAAAACACTTAACAAAGTAGGAAAGTTACTTGAACTATTATTAACTAAATAGTCCATAAAACACTGATTTCATAAGGAGAGCTACATGGGAGAAAAAGTACTAACTCTTGTCTCAGGCGATGACTGGGAAGGACTTTATTATGACGGGAAATTAATTGAGGAAGAACATACAATTCAACGTAAAACACTAGTGGATCAAATGAAGCACTACACAACATTTAATGTTGAATTCAAAACAATTAATAGTGTTGGTATGGAATGGCTACAAGATGAGGGTAGTCTTCCAGTGTATTTGGATCATATTAATAATGACTATTTCGAGCAATAAAAATAAAAAATAGAGGAGACATAATATGCATATTGATTTTCTAAATAGTGCTTTTGATACAGCTTCAACATTAGGGCATCGATTCATTGGAGTAAAGGTACATATGGAGGAATTTAAGAGGGATGAAATCATTATCAACGAGTGTGAAAATTTCACCTCTAAATTAGAATATTATCAAAAAGTTTACGATGAAAATCTAAGGCATCATTTTTCTAAAGGAATCAGCATTGTGGATGTTGCTTCAGGTAATTCTTTCGATGAGCTTCAAGCTGATTTGGTGGACTAATGAATCAAACTATACATAAGGTTTATAAGATTAGAGACAAAGAAACAGGGTTGTTTTCTAGAGGTGGAACAAGAGCATATGATATTTGGACAAAGGAAGGTAAGTCTTGGTCTACGATTGGACACCTAAAGAGCCATTTGACTCAATTTACTACCAGTTGGAATAAAGTTAAATATCCCTATGGGAATGCGGAGATCATTGAAGTTGAGATTAACTATGACCTTAGTTACAAGGTTAATGTGGCTACATTTTTAGAGGCAATTAACGCTAAGCATAAAAAGGCTGATGAAGATTATGAAAGTATAATAGTTAAATGGAAAGAAGAAGCTGAAAGAAAGCAACTTGAGGAATTGAAGAAGAAGTATGAGTAGTCAATAAATTTCAAGTTTCATCGGAAGGGAAGCAAAAGATGTGTAATTGCAACTACCCGAAAGGCATGAAATACTACGAGATGCCAACTGTAAAATATTGCGATAGTTATGACTCTAACTACTGTGAGAAGTGTGATGTTTGGATGCATTCAGCATGTTCATGTAAAGCTGATGAGTGTATGTTCACTGGAAGGCCAAATAAGCCAAGTGATCAGTACGGGTTTGATGAGAATTAAACGCAATAAGAGCTGTCTTTCATCGGTAAATAAAAGGAGGGACTTATATTCTTAAAACTGGATCAGTTGTTAAGCAGAAGGAAACAGGAAAACTTGGAACAGTCGAATATTCGCGATTTGGGTATAGTGTCCATACATATGAAAATGATATTGGAACATTGATTCTGAACAAGACATTGGCATTGAAAGAAGAGCATTTACTAGAACAATATGACATTGTTGATTTGCCTGAAGGCTATGTAATTGGTGAATATGGTGGAGTTTTGAAGTGGTAAATACATATGAAAAATTGGCAAGTGGATATTATGATTTCAACTTGAGAGGAGAACAAACTTACATGGATTTTAGAACGGCTTACAAAATGGTTATTAAAAATGAATTAGAAAATTTAATTGATGAAAATAGACTCAGTTTGGATAGTGAAAAACTTGAAGCACTAGTTAATGTTTTACATGAAGATGAAGAGTTTTTAAGAAATCTAAACAATAAAATTGAAGAGTATTTAGTGGACTTTGGAGACAACTATGAGCTCTAGTAGTCGATACAGCTGTACTTTCATATGTAACAAGTAAAATACATAATGTGTTATTTGAAAGGAAGAGAAGATGGGGTTGCCAAACTTAATTACGAAGCGTAATGGAACAGCAGTTAAATTTAATGTAGAGAAGATTACAAGTGCTATTGAGAAAGCAGGAACTCAAACAGGAGAATTTGATAACTCAGAAGCAGTGAGGTTAACTAAAGGTGTTTTTGAGTTAATAGAACACGGGGATTATGAAAAATTAACTGTCGAGATTGTTCAAGATTTAGTGGAAACGGTTCTACTGAGATCAGAACATAAATCTACAGCAAAAGCATATATTCTCTACCGCGAAAAACGAAATCAAGAAAGACGACCTGATATTTTCAAACATCGCTTAAATTTAAAGCCATATGAATATCCAGAACTTTCTGAATATAAAGAAGCCATTCAGCATTCTTATTGGTTACACACCGAGTTCAACTATACGTCAGACATTCAAGATTTCAAGATTAATGTATCAGATGTAGAGAGAAATGTAATTAAGAATACAATGCTTGCAATTGCTCAAGTCGAAGTTGCGGTTAAATCTTTTTGGGGTGATTTGTTCCGACGATTACCTAAACCAGAGGTAGGTTCAGTTGGATATACATTCGCTGAAAGTGAAGTACGACATTCTGATGCTTACTCACATTTGCTTGAAATCTTGGGTTTGAATGACGAATTCAAGAAGATTGATAAAATCCCTGCGTTGTATCAACGTGTGGATTATTTGACAAAAGGTGCAGCACTAGCGAAAACTCAGGACAATAAAGATTACACTCTATCAATTCTTCTGTTTTCACTGTTCATTGAACACGTATCTCTGTTCTCACAATTTCTAATCATCATGTCGTTCAATAAACACAAAAACATCTTCAAGGGAATGTCAAATGTTATTGAGGCAACATCCAAAGAAGAGCAGATTCACGGTCTATTCGGTATTGATCTTATCAAGATTATTCGCAGCGAACAGCCTGAATGGTTTGATGATCACATGGGACAGATGGTAATTCAAGCCTGTAAAGAAGCTTATGAATCAGAACAAATCGTTATTGACTGGATTTATGAATCTGGTGACTTAGACTTTTTACCAAAAGAGACTGTTAAAGAGTTTGTCAAAAATCGGTTGAACAACTCACTGGAGAGCATTGGTTATGCGCGTATATTTGAAACCAATGACAAACTTCTAGAAGATACTGACTGGTTTGATACTGAAATTGTCAGCACAAAACATGTGGATTTCTTCGTTAAACGCTCAATCAATTATAGTAAAAGAACACAAAGCATTACTGGTGACGATTTATTTTAATAAAACATTTGGAGGATATTATTACATGAAATGGTTAAACGAAAATAGCAGGAATTTTTTATCGCGTGGATACTTGACTGAAGGACAGTCACCAGAACAACGGATTCGTATTATTGCAGATACAGCAGAATCACTTCTCGGCATTAAAGGGTTTGCAGATAAGTTTTATGGATATCTGGAAAATGGTTATTATTCATTGTCCACTCCAGTGTGGGCAAACTTCGGAAATGATAAAGGACTTCCTATTAGTTGCTTTGGTTCATTTGTTCCCGATAATATGGGGGGAATCCTATACACTCAATCTGAAGTTGGAATGATGAGTAAGTTTGGTGGTGGTACATCAGGTTATTTTGGTGAGTTGCGTCATCGTGGAGCATCAATTACAGACAACGGAGAATCTTCGGGTTCTGTTCACTTTATGGAACTGTTTGAAAAGATGACAGATGTAGTTAGTCAAGGCAGCACGAGGCGTGGACGCTTCTCACCATACCTTCCAGTTGACCATCCAGACATTGAAGAGTTTTTGAGGATTGGCACAGAAGGCAATCCTATTCAAGAATTGACTCATGCTGTAACTGTAACCGATGAATGGATGGAAGCTATGATCGCAGGAGATCCAGACAAACGCGCTATTTGGGCAAAAGTTATTCAGCGTCGCGTTGAAATCGGATACCCATATATCCTTTTTTTAGACACGGTTAATAAAAATACAGTTGATGTTTATAAGGATAAAAACTTAAAAATTTATGCGAGCAACTTATGTTCCGAGGTTCTATTACCAAGCAACGATGAATGGTCGTTTGTTTGCAACTTGTCATCGATGAATCTTTTGCATTATGACGAATGGAAAGACACGGATGCAGTCGAAACAATGGTGTTCTTCCTAGATGCAGTCATGACTGATTTCATAGAAAAACTTGAAAACATGCGTGATTCCGAAAGCAAAGAGGATATGCTGGCATTTAGCTTTATGGAAAGGGCTTATAATTTTGCAAAAACTAATCGTGCATTAGGATTAGGCGCATTGGGATGGCACTCTTACCTACAATCTAAAATGATTCCATTTGAAAGTTTGGAAGCTTCTAAATTAAATTCTCGTGTCTTTAGTTTCATTCAAACAAAAGCACACAACGCATCTAAGGAATTGGCCATTATGTTTGGTGAGCCCGATCTGCTTAAAGGCTATGGTCGCCGTAATACCACACTGACAGCAATTGCTCCAACAACATCGTCTGCATTTATCTTGGGTCAAGTATCGCAAAGCATTGAACCTGTATGGTCAAACTGTTACGTGAAAGATGTTGCAAAAGCTAAAGTAACTATTCAGAATCCATACTTGAGAGAGGCTCTGAAGGCTTATGATAAGGATACACGAGAAGTATGGAATAGTATCCGAGACAATGACGGTTCTGTACAGCATCTTGAATTCTTAAATGATAATGAAAAAGAAGTATTTAAGACATTCTGTGAGATTGATCAGTACGTTGTATTGGATCAAGCATCTACCCGTCAATTGTTCCTAGATCAAAGTCAGTCGCTGAACGTGATGATTAATCCAAAAATGTCTGCAAAAGATATTAACGGATTGTATCTGTTCGCTTGGGAGAACAATATCAAAACTCTGTACTACCAACACAGCACAAACGCAGCACAACAATTCAGTAAAGATAAACTATGTTCTAATTGTGAAGCATAATACATTAAATAAGTTAAAAATTATTCACACAAACTTCTAGCTATAGTAACCACTGTATGGTGTGAAGTTTACAATGAAAGGAGTATTCAAAGGAATGCAAAATATAACACATTATGAAATGACAACAGAATTCCATAAAGCATTTAACCTAGCTGCCCCAAATAAACCCACTATCTTGTCCAAGGATCAAGTAATTAATCGTTCTACTTGGGTGTGTGAGGAAGTAATTGAACTCATTCATGCAACTGCTCAAAGTGATGAAGCGTTCAAAGAAATGTATGCACAGCTGCTTGCCAATATGAAAAATACATATGAACGACAACTTGAAAAGAAGTACCCTGAAGATGTGATGACTGCACAAGTAGATGCGAACTTAGATATTATCTATTTTGGTAATGGCAACTTTACTGAAATGGGAGTTGATCCAGAGGAACCATATAAAATTGTCCATGGAGCAAACATGGGCAAGCTATGGGAAGATGGGAAGCCGCGATATAATGAATTTGGGAAGGTTATGAAGCCTCCTACATGGCAACCACCTGAGCCATTTCTCGAAGCCGAGATCCAACGGCAAATTGAATCAGCACAATAATATATATCACTGGAGAGTGTTCATTCACTCTCCTTTTATAATCGAATTTAAGGGAGATATAAATGACTCAAGCAGATAAGCAATACCTAGAATTAGTAAGAGACATTTTAACATACGGTTACTACGATAATAATCGAACAGGAATCCCAACCAAGAAACTTTTTGGAAAACTATTTACGTTTGATCTTCAAAATGAATTTCCTATTCTCACAACTAAATTTGTACCTTTTAAAACGGCTGTAAAGGAGCTATTCTGGATATACGTTATGCAGAGTAATGATGTTCGCGGATTACAGCAAATGGGTGTCACAGTGTGGGATGAGTGGATGAGAGAGGATGGTAGCATAGGTAAAGCTTACGGTTATCAGATTGCCAAGTACAAACAGATCGATAAACTTATTGATGGATTAAAGAACGATCCTCAGTCCAGAAGGCATATTATGACTCTATGGAACTTAGATGACCTAGATGACATGGCACTTCAGCCCTGTGCGTTTCAGACGATCTGGGACGTTTCAAATGGACATTTGAACTGCACATTAGTTCAGCGAAGCGGAGATGTCGGACTAGGAATCCCTTTTAACTTCACCCAATATGCTGTATTAGTACATATGATTGCCCAAGTCACAAACTTAAAAGTTGGCACACTAAATCATTATATGAATAACGCACACATCTATGAAAATCACATTGAGCCAGTCAAAACTCAGTTGAACAGAGAATCATATCATGCACCAGATTTATGGATTAACCCTGATGTTAAAGACTTTTATGATTTCACACTGAACGATATAAAGCTTATTAATTACAAGTATCATCCAAAGATTGATATGGTAGTAGCAATATAGATATAAAGTAAAAATAACAGTGTACATTATAATATAGATGTGATAAGATGATATCAAGCCAAAGGAAATAATATCCTGAAAGCAAGATATCATCTTTTTTTACAAAGGAGGGAAAGGAAATGTGTTATGCATACAAATCATTATCAAATCAAATTCAGCAATTGCAGAGCGAATTGGGAATAATGAGTGAGGAACTATCAGTTCATGATAAGGCAATTTCAAACCTAACTCATGAGTTAGAGGACATGACTTTTGATGTATCAGATGGCTACAAGATTGCAAAGACTTTGCAAGAAATGCTACTGAAACGAAGACGAACTAAGTATGAAATTTCCCAAATTAGATCGTTAAAATCACATCTAGAAAGTCTTGAGTTTAAACTTAAAGATAACGAAAAGAAGCTGAAAAATTATTTGCCACATAACTGGGATAGAGTCATACATAGCAATAAAGAGGAATTTGGAAAGGACTTGGTTTCGCATTAAAAATAAAAACTTAATTTTCATAACATTATTTACTCTAATTAACGTAGTCTCATATATATGGCAAAGCCGCTACACTATCACATTATCACCTTTAATCATGTTAACATTGGCTATGTATATTTATCAGAAAGAATTTGAGGAGTTCGATCTTTCAATATTCAAACAACGTTCTATATATGAATTGGCTGGGAATGCTTTTGTAATCGCCGTTTTGTTACAATCAGGATTGAACCTTGCAGCTAAACTTTTTTTCAACACAGAAATAGCAAACATGTCAATGAAATTATTTAATATTCCCATCATACCAGTATCAGCCGTTTTATTTGCACCTATATTGGAAGAGTTGATCTTCAGGAAGATTATCTTCGGAACACTTGATAAACGATGCAATTTTTGGATTGGATCAATTATTAGCTCAATGTTATTCGCGGCAGCACACTTAAGTATTCAATTATTTCTAGGATATTTTGCAGTAGGTATGGTATTTTGTTGGTTTTATAAAAAGAGTAATAGCTTAATCGTTACAGTTTTAGCTCATACATATATAAACTTCTTAGTCATTATTTCTAAGTCGATTATAACATAAAAATAAAAGAATGAGGATGTGTAAAATGAGGAGTCAATTAAACATATATAGTTCAGATAGTGGAGTAATCCAAGCATTCTATGAATACGAAGATACATATAGAGACTTTAAAATTGCTAAGGTTGTATTCCCACATGATAATGACATTCGAACTCGTTACGATGAGTTATGCGGCAAAGTAACATACAAAAGAATCGAGGATCTGAATATTGGAGTACACTGAGGCAGCTAAGTTATTAATAAATCGATGTTTTAGAAATGGTGACATTAGATCAATTCATCTTAACTTTGGTGAAAAATATTCACTCGAAGATATACAAATAAAATTTACAGAAGAGTTGTACGAAATGATTGCTGCATCAGATCGAGTTAAAGTAACTCGCACATCGAAAAGTGCAAACATTACTGGAAGATTGGGGATGCATTAGACTGAGACGAACATTGGTAATTAGTGATATTCACGGGTGTCACACTAAATTCTTGAAATTGCTTGAACATGTAAAACACGACCCAGCAGAAGATAAGCTTATCTTGCTTGGCGATTATATGGATAGAGGGCTTAAAAGTAAAGAGGTTATTGAGACAGTTAAAAATCTTGTTGAACATCATAAAGTAGTTGCCCTGAGAGGCAATCATGATCAAATGTTTTTAGATGCCATCAATGGCCAAGATGATTATATATTCTTACATAATGGTGGGATTAATACAATTGAAAGTTATTGTGGGCTAAATTGGTTTGAGAATCACAGCGGCTTTGATTTCAACAGATATCTAGAAGCAAAAGACTTCATTAAAAGACATTATCATGAACATATTGCTTTCATCGACTCCTTACCATTTTACCATGAAGACGAATCACACATTTATGTTCATGCTGGATTAAGTCCATACTACACAGAAAAAGATTGGAAGTCTCAACCTACTGAAAACTTCCTTTGGATCAGAGATATCTTTTTAGCTAATAAAACCCCATTTAGCAAGACTATAGTCTTTGGTCATACCCCAACGATTAACCTACACAAGAAACCAGATATCTATTTTGGTGAAGGTAAGATAGGAATCGATGGTGGAGTATGCTTTGGATATCAATTGAACTGTTTAGAGATTATTGCTGGTGAATACAACACATATTCAACAAAAGAGATCCAATAAATCGAATATTTTATTAGGGAGAGGAAGTGAATAAATCTTGCTTTGGAGAAAAAAGAAGCAAATCTGTGAACACGAATGGTTCGACTTAGAGTCCAGAGAAGAATATGTTGACCATACAACATGTGGAATTCCAGTTGGGAGATTTGAAGATGTAATGCATATTTATTGTCCAAAATGCGATGCAAGAAAAATGGTTTCTGAACTAGAAGGAAGACTCATTATTAAGGCACACGAAATAAAAACACAATACAAAAACCGCTGTAATGAAATATATTGAAAGATGCATTTTTGTGGGGAGGAATTACTTTGGAATATGATAGATACGAAGTAGACAGGGAACTAACAAAAGAAAACTACTCTATTTTTGATACAAGCGAAGAGCGTTATATTGCTGAGAATCTAAAGAAGTTAGATGCTGAGTTGATTGCATTAGCATTAAACAAAAGCAATTGAAAGGCGACATTTATTGGGAAGGAGTGTGTTGAATGGAAATTATTAAGTGGGTTATAACAATTTATATGATGATGGGTTTTGTAACATTAAGATTCTACCTAGTAGACTTTAGGGATTCGAAAATGGATATTAGCAAATTCACTGTTTGCTTAATTGCACTATTCTTATTTCCGCTATTCTGGTTCCTAAGAAAACTCATAGCAGCTAATTTTAAATTATAGCAACACAATAAATGCTCCATTTTATCAAAAAGGAAGTGCTTAGGTGGCATTTAGAACAGAAGAAATAATAACCTATAAGAGTATTGTTATATGTGATGATTGCAAGAAAGAGACTGAATTATGTGAATCCGCATATCCTATTGGTTTTGATAATCGAATGAACAGAGCATTGGCAGCAGGCTATACATTTAAAGATACAGGTAAACAGTTTAAGAATTACTGTAAGGACTGTCGGACGACACGTGAATGAATAAGAAATAATACATTAATTTCATCGGGAATTATTCCAGACATTCCTGTCTTTAAAATCGCCAGCAACATAAAAGTTTCCAAACGTGTCCTGTGTTAAGTGTCCAATTGGATTTGCAGGGGAAACTGGTAGCTCATGTTGGCATCTATGACACCATGTCCTTATAGAACCTTCATAAACCCAATGGTTGCCTTTATTCCAACATGCATGGCATTTATAATGTAGTCTGTATAATTTTGTACCATCATCTCTAATTTTGATCCCAGTTCTTACGAAGTCAGGCTGATCATCAACTGTTTTATATGTATTCTCTAATTCAATCTTATCTTCAGTTAAACCTTGTATTAACTGTTCTCTAATTTCATTTTTATCTATATCTGTTTTATGGATTACCTCGTGCTCAATTGGTTGCACATCATTAAAAAATGAACTATATGCATCACCAATTTTAGAGTATGTATCAACCATTTCAAATACATCTGAGTCTATCCCAAATAGTCTGAACACTTTATCTATAATAACCAATTTACTTAAATTATCTGCTTCAGATATTTCAATCTCTGCTTTCTTACCTTTACCATCATCAATTGAGATTTTGACATTTAGCACCGCGACACCATCCTTTGATAAATAATCATATCGAAAAATGTATCAATTATCAATCGGGAGTTAAATAAAAAACCACTGCAAAGGATGCAGCGGCTTATGTATTAGCTTGCTTTTTTAGTGCCTTTTTTACCAGTTTCGGGGTTTACGTTCCCTTTAGTGCTCCAGTTGTTCTTTTTGGTTGAATCTTTATCAGTACGATTGTGTGGAGCAACATGTGTACCATTTTTCTTAGTGTAGCCTTTTACAGATGTTTTTGCGAATGCAGAAGTCCCAAAACTTAATACGAGTGCCATTGTTAGTAATGTAATAACGAGTTTTTTCAAAGTATTTCCTCCTTCCAAATTTAATAGGAACATTTTACCATTATTATAGGTAATTTGTCTCATAAAAGTTTGTGAAGGATTAAATGAAATTTGAATTTTATTAGGACAGGGGGTGAAGGAGAAAGAAAATTCTCTTCTTCATAATAATACTAGCCACTAATATCAAGATTTCCGCCTAAATGTGGTTGCACACTCTGTGCCATCATTTGAATCATTTGTTGAGCTTGCTCTGTAGACTGATCCTTAGCCATTTTAAGAACACTTATTCCAACAGCTTGACTTAAATTGTTCTGAGCTAAGGACATTGAATTAGCAGGGATGTCCATGAAACTTCTCCTTTATGAATGAATTATCTAACAAATTATTTATCGGAAAAAGCTAATAAAATTCTTAGCTTTCATTTTAAAGTATGGATGACACAGTAAAATTTTAGTTTTAATGGAAAAGGAGCGAATGCAATATGAGTTTTAAAGAAGGTCAATGGATGTTTAATTATACTAATGGAGATGTTTGGTATGGAGAGTATCATGATACAAAAGAGAAAGCGATTGAAGCTGCGAAGTCAGATGAAATTACGTAGGTCAAATTCAGAGTGCAAAGAATAACTTATATGTATCTGCTGAAAGAATCCTCGAAGATGTTGCAGAGGGGGTTTGTGAAGATGTTGGTGTTGTTGCTGAGGAATATTTAAGACATGTAAAGCAAGAACATGTGGGTATTTTAGAAAATCGTATTCGCGAAGTTATTGAAGTTTGGATGAAAGAATTTGATCATGAACCATCATTTTTTAAAGTAGTAAATATTGAAAAACTGCTAGTCAATGAAAACTAGATTTTATAGGAACCTAAGAAAATAAAAAAGAGTCTATAATTAGACTCTCGACATTTTCTTGAAGTTGACTATATCTTTTATTGTTGGATCTGTTAAGTGGATTATCAGACCACCATGCTCTTTCACAATTGAGTAGATATCTCCCATTTCTAAATTTTCTTTTGTTGGTGGATTGCTATACGATAATACGAGTGGCTGTTTATCAATTAGAATTTGAATTACTTGTGGGTTCAATTCAAAACCTAATACTAAGTCAAACTTGGTAATAAGTTGGGCACCATCTCTGATTTTAAATTTTAATTCTATTGCTTTCTGGCTACCGTAGTAATTGACGATGCAATCGAAGTCATATTGAGTATTAGCGTCGAGATTTCTTAATTCTTCGATTCCCCAGACCATCACATGTTTTTCATTATTCTCTAAAGTTTCATTTGCTTGTATTCTTCTTGGCATTTGTTCCTCCGTTAGTAGAAAGTGGTAGTTATCAATATCAATTATAGCCTGAATTTGTAAATTTGTGTATTATATTTCGAACTATAAAAGTATCAATCCATGGGGAATTAAAACAAATTAGGAGGTATTAAATGAATAAATATAATTTTAAAGAGTTCTTATCTAGATTTATGAACGATGTTGATGATCACGAGTTGTTTGCGGTTCTAAAGGGGTTGCCCGATTTCATCACTAATGAGATGTGGTTAGCTGGTGGAGCAATAAGAAGAACATTAATTGGTTCCGAACTATCTTCAGATTTCGATCTATTCTTTAAAAACGAAGCAATTCTAAAGCAATATGCCAAGAGTTTAGAAGGTAAAAAAGCTAAAAAGACAGCAGAAACTGAGCATCACATTACATATTGTCTAGATATCAAAGGGAATACAAGAATCATCCAGTTAATTAAGATTGGTTATTATGAAAGTCCAGAAGCAGTAATTGACACTTTTGATTTTACAATTGCTCAATTTGCTTATGATGGAACAGATCTATTTTGTGGAAGATATTCGCTTTGGGATCTATCAAGGAAGCGCCTAGCACTTCATAAATTAACCTATGGAGTAGCGACAATGCGTAGGTTAATCAAATACACCAAACAAGACTTCACTGCGTGTGCAGGTGTCATGCAATCCATTTTAGAGGCCGTAGTTAATGATCCTAAAGTTGTGCAGTCAAATATTCAATACATTGATTAACCCTCATAAGGATTTAGAAATTTTGCGAAAAAGTAAGCTCTCTTTTTTCTGAGATACCATTCAATTTTATCTTCATAATCATAAAACTTTAGGCAAAATGTTTTATGATTCAGCGGTTCAAGCGAAATCAAATCACCATTGATTTTATCAAGAACAACTAAAGCTGTATATTTATCCTTGTTTTTATAAGTGTAAACAAGTTCTGCTGAAATCCATGTGTCATTATCAATAATATATGAATTAATATATAAACTCATTGATCCACCTCAAGAATAATTTTAACACTAAGAAAAATATCAAGCAATTAATTGAGTTAATAGCAATGGTCAAAAAAAACGTATTAAAAAAACATTGATATATAAGGCTTTTTTTGAGCCGAAAAGGCAATGAAAGGTAAGTTTTATTAGAAATATACTTAATAAAATAAAAATAATAATTTAAGAAGGTGTAAACCTATTGTGTTTTATTAACTGTCATAATCACTCAGATTACTCGAATGTGAGATTATTGGATTGCACAAACTCAGTTGAGGATTTAATCCGCACTGCAGGAGAATTAGGCTATAAAGGCCTTGCTCTGACTGACCATGAATCTGTCTCAGCTCATGTGCAAGCCATTAAGAAGACTAGAGAATTAAAAGAGAAAGGTAAAATCCCATTAGACTTTAAGTTGATTTTAGGAAATGAATTGTATTTGGTTGATGATATTGAAGACACCAGAGAGAACTATAAATCAGGAGTCACAAAATTCCCTCATTTTTTAATTATGAGTAAAGATTCTATTGGTCATGAACAAATGCGTTATTTGAGCAGTCAGGCTTGGGATAATTCTTTCTATTCTGGAACAATGCTTCGTGTTCCTTCTGATAAAAAAACTGTGGAAAGGGTAGTAAAGGAAAATCCAAACCATTTAATAGCCACTACAGCATGTTTGGGATCAGAGGTTTGTATTCATTTACTAGCAATTGAACTTGCAGAAGCACAAAATGATCGAGAGAAAGTAAGATATCATAACGAAAAGTTACATGAATTTATTAACTGGTGTATTAATGTGTTTGGTCAAGATAACTTCTTTATTGAGTTACAGCCAGCATATTCTTCTGAGCAAATCTATTGCAATACTGAATTACTAAAACTTGCTGAACAGTATAATCTCAAATATATCATTTCTACGGATACTCACTATCTCCGTCCAGAAGACCGAGTTGTCCATAAGGCTTTTTTGAACGCAAAAGATGGTGATAGAGAGATTGATAGTTTTTACGAAGCTACATTTCTTCAAACTCCAGAAGAAATTTATGAGCGAATGAACTACATTGATAAAAATATTGTTGATATTGCTTTCCAGAATACATTACTTATTGGACAGATGATCGATGATTACACTATTGAGCACGAAACAGTAATTCCTAAAATCAAACTACCTGAATTCCAACTTAGACATTTTTTCAAACGAGTGTATAACCAATATACATATATCAATAACATGGCTCATGCCCCTGATGAGCAGGATAGATACATATTAAAACTGATTGAGGATGGCTTTAAAGAACATATTCCTTACAATGCAATTACCAAAGAAAGACTTCACGAAATAACAACAAGAATCGATGTTGAGCTGGGTGAGCTTTGGGAGATTAGTCAGCAGCTTAAGCAAACAATGTCATCATACTACATAACTACAGCGAAGATTGTAGATATCATTTGGCAAGATGATGAATGTGGAGGTAATAGCTTAGTTGGTTCAGGTCGTGGATCATCTGGTGGATTCTTAATTTGCTTTCTACTGGGTATTACACAAATTAATCCACTTGAGTATGGAATTGAAATGCCTCATTGGAGACACTTACATAGAAGTCGTCCTGATATTAGTGCATTAGATATTGATATTGATACTGAATCAAGTAAACGTCCAAGAATTGTTCAGGCATTGAAGAACTACTTTGGTGGAGATAAAGTTTTACAAGTATGTACTTTCGGTACTGAAGGGTCTAAATCAGCCATACAGACTGCTTGTAGGGGGTTGGGATTAGATTCAGATGTGGGTTTGTTCATTAGTAGCTTGATTCCATTTGAACGCGGAGAAAACTGGACTATTTCAGATTGTTTGTTTGGAAATGAGGAAAAAGAAAGAGAACCAATTACTGAGTTTATTAACGAAATTGGCAAACATGAAAACTTAAGGGAAACAGCATTAAAAATTGAAGGAAAGATTAATAAACGAAGTATCCATGCAGGTGGAGTTGTCGTTTTTAATGAGCCTTATTATAAGTCTAATGCAATGATGAAAGCTCCAAATGGTTTACCTATTACTCAATTTAACCTTGATGATAGTCAAGCAGTAGGTAATATCAAAATGGATCTTCTGACTATCGAGGCTTTAGACAAGATAAGAACGACACTCGATTTACTTCTAGAATACAAAGAAATCAAATGGCAAGGCTCACTAAGAAAAACATTTAATTCTTATCTTCATCCAAATGTAATTGAAAAAGAAGACTCCAGAATTTACGAAATGTTAGGTGAGGGTACAGTCCCAGATTTATTTCAATTTTCGACTGCAATTGGATATCAATCAGCAATCAAAGTAAAGCCTAGAAACCTACTAGAAACCGCGTCAGCAAATTCACTTATGCGACTTATGAGTGGCGATGGCGAACAACCAATTGATACATTCGTGAGATTCAAAAACGACATTCAACAATGGTATGAAGAGATGAAATCATTTAATCTCTCTGAAGATGAGATAAAAATTATGGAAAGATACCTTCTTAAGTTGAATGGGGTAGCAGATACACAAGAATCAGTAATGCTTATGTCAATGGATACGAAAGTATCAGGGTTTGATGTTAAAGATGCAAATAAATTAAGAAAGGCTATCGCAAAACGATCAAAAAAAGATTTAGATGAAATTCAAAAAACTTTCTATGAAAAAGGCACATCGTTAGGAACTAGTAAGAATCTACTTGACTATGTGTGGATGCATATCAAACGAATGTTAGGATATGCCTTTTCTATCTTACACACCTTAGCTTACTCAGTTATTGCACTACAAGAGTTAAATCTAAATTACAGATTCGATCCACTATATTGGAATACTGCAGTACTATCTGTAAATGCAGCTAGTAATGATGATGGTTCTGATTTAGATGAAGATGAAGAAAAGAAAAATAAATCAACTAACTATGGTAAGGTTGCAGCAGCCATTGGGATGATGCATTCTCATGGAATCAAAATTGGTCTTCCAGAAATAAATAAAGCACACTTTGGATTCAAACCTGACTTTACAGATAGACAAATCATTTTCGGATTAAAGGGTTTAGTTGGAATTGGAGATGATGCAGTTCAATCAATCATAACAAACAGACCTTATGATTCCTTTGATGATTTTTACGAACGTATGCATTTGACTGGACTAATAAAAAAAACACAAATGGCACAATTGATTAAAGCTGGCTGTTTTGAATCATTTGGGGATCGGTTAACCATTATGAAAATGTTTATTGAGAAACTATGTACACCAAAGACTAAATTAAATATGCAAAATTTTAATGCAATACTCGAAAACAAATTACTGCCAGATGAACATCAAAGTTATGCAAAACTATATAGTTTTAGAAAATATGTTATTAAAAAAGTTTATAAAACTGAAGGGAAAGAGAAGTATTATTTGTTAGATGAAAGATCCGCGGCATACTTCTATGACCAATTCTCTAATGATTCAATCTCAGAGTTTATTAAGGGGATGCCAGTTATTTCAGAAAAGCAATTTAAAAAAGAGTGTGACAACATTATGGATGGAATTCGAGAATGGGTATCAAGTGAAGCTGCCTTAAATCTTTTCAATCAGAAAATGTTTGAAAATGAATGGAATGATAACGCGGAAGGGAATGTCAGCAAGTGGGAGATGGATTCTCTCTCGTTTTATTATACTAGTCATGAACTTTTGAATGTGAATAACGAAAAATATGGGATCGTAAATTTTAATAATTTACCTGAAGAGCCAATCGTTGTTGGACAATATTTGAATAAAAATGGAAGCAGACCAAAATATAAATTGGTATGTATTGCAGGAACTGTTTTAGATAAAGACAAGAATAAACACACAGTTACACTTCTTACTGTTGATGGAGTTGTAACAGTAAAGTACTATGATGGAGCATTTGCACACTATTATAGACAAGTTTCTCAACCTAAAGCAGATGGTACAAAAGAAATACTTGAGAAAAGCTGGTTTACTCGAGGAAACAAACTGGTTCTCTGTGGCTATCGCAGAGGATCACAATTTAGACCATCCAGATATAAAGATACACCAGTGCAACACACAACGATGTTAATTAATGAAATTTGTGAAGATGGCTCTATTAGGGTTACATTAGATCGAATGAAAGCGAAATAAAGGAGAGTAAAAATAAAATGAATAAGTATTTCATTGAGTTAGAAGTCGCTTCTAATTTATATCCTATCACTCTTAGCACTAATTCAATTTTTGAAACGCTGGCACAATTACATAGCAATTATAAGTTTGACAAAATCAATTACATAGCTGATAAACACCTAAAGTATAGCAAGGATAAGGCGGTTAATTCAGCAGCAACTCCACATATTAGTAACTTCTTAGGTAATAAGACTAGTAAAACATATGCTGGCATGGAGGTATAGCATTGGATCGATTTCATGATAGAAATGATGAGGAACCCAAATTATTTTCTAACTGCTGCTCATGCGATTCAGAAATTCGTATAGGAGATTCATATATAGAATATTATGGGTCTGTGAGCTGTGACGAGTATAGGTGTGTATTGAAAATGGTAGATGCTCAGAGAAGGGTTGCTGAAGACGATGTGTAA